ATGGTTAAAAAAAACAACAATTCTATTCGAAATGAAGAAAGATTAAGGTCCTGGGGTTTTTCTAAAACTTTTAATAGAATTAACAATGATAATGAATCGTTTAACACTATAAAAAGTAGTGGAAATTCAGATGTTGATTTGGCAGTTGAAGTAAATATTGATACGACAGCAATAGGCTTTGCTATTTTATGCTCCCTTCTTGCTACTGGGCAAATGACAGATATAGAATTTCAAAAGGCTGTAAAAACACTAGAAAAATTAACGAAAGAAAAAATGGGAAATTTTTATGGTAATAGTGTAAACGATGTGGCTAATGCAAAACTATATAATTTAAAAAGATTATAGAGCGGTGAGTTTACTTGGCTGCTCTATCCTACATAACTTTTAAATAGTTTTATCGCTTTTTAGTTAAGGTCTTACTAAATGAACTGCACTTCTTTTATTATGGAGTAGTCTTCTCTTTTTCACTGGGAATATTATTACAATAGACTTATACATGGAGTCACACAATAAAAGAACAAAAGATGATTGATGGTAATATGTTAAAAATTTGCCTTATTATGGAATTTTTAATAGGAATTAAACGATAAATATTTCATTGGGCAAGGTCAACATTTCGAAGTACTGTTTACTATACAAGGGGATAGAGGAAAAGCATTTTATGGAAAACCAATGGAAGAAGGCTCCTATTAAAATCTAGTTTAGAAAAGATGACAAATTAATTTATACTCGATATTAAGTTTTCATAACCCGTTCCTCCCTTCCCTGTTTTTCATAAAGGAATCTTTTTCTTCTATATCGAAAGAAAGATAATGTCATAAAATTCCTTAATTTAATAAAAAATCCTTACATTCAAATTGAGTTACCATTTGAATGTAAGGGGAAAGTATTAGTTTTTGGTTTTTATAAATTCCGCTTTTATTTCTGCAAGTAATTCTTTATTCGTAAGAATTTCTAAACCTGTAAGGGCCATTGACTTTGCACCTAAAATCATGGCATCTCTACCTTGATCAGACATAGCAGCTTCTCTAAATTCATGAGTATGACAAGCGTATGCCTCATTACAGATTTTTACATAGGGATGAATAGATGGTACCACCTGGCTTACATTGCCCATATCAAGGGATCCTGAACCATCCCGCTGCTCCTGTATTTCAGATGGTTCTACGCCTAAATCTACAAGTTGTTTTGTAAATAAATCAGATAAAGTTTGGTTGGTAATCATATCATCATAGGAGAATTCATAGAAACTAGATTTAACTGTAGCACCTGTTTGCAGGGCAGCTCCCTCTGCACATTGTTTCACTTTTTCTACTAATTTATTTACTTCTTCTCTTTTTCCTGCTCGGACATAAAACTGTGCAACAGCATAGTCAGGGACGATATTTGCCGCTTTTCCACCTTCTGTGATTACACCATGAATACGAGCATCTGACTTTATATGCTGTCTTAGAGCATTGATACTATTAAAGGTCTGTAATACAGCATCTAGTGCATTGATGCCTAAATGTGGGCTTGCTGCTGCATGAGCAGCTTTGCCAAAGAATTCAAATTGGATAGCGTCCATTGCAAGAGAATCGCCGCTCTTCATATAGCTATCTAATGGATGCACCATCATCGCTACATCTAGCTCTTCAAAAATTCCTGCCTCTGCCATTGTTACTTTGCCGCCTTTCGTTTCCTCAGCAGGCGTGCCGTAAACAATCACTTTTCCTCCTGTTTCGCTTAAAACTTTACTAAGACCAATTCCGGCAGCAATTCCCATAGTACCGATCATGTTGTGAATTGATTTTCAAAATTTTTCTGTTCTTTTTTTCTAGTGTATTTAATAGCATATTTTTTCGTTTTGTTACAAAATATTATAAGTGATGTTTCTGTTCTTTTCGCTTTATTTTCGAATTTTTATATATATTGCGTGGTCATTGTGTGGTCATTGTGGTTTTTAATCACTTTGACCACATTTTATTTATAAAACACTGTTACATCTGTTGAGTATTTTTTTAAAATAACACTTTTATCTGCTGGATCCAGTAACTAATACGCTGGCTGATCCTTGCTCTTTAGTCACAGAAAACAAAGAAATTTCTTCAGGTTCTAATAAACCATATAAAGAATCTACTACTATAGTTTCTTCTCCTATTTTAACGCCTTTAATATTATCCTTCTAACCTTCTCCTTTATTATTTAATATCCATATTGTACATGTTTAAATTGCATTTTACATATGTTTTCTATTAAGTTGACTAACTTTTATATATTTACAATTTAATCTAATTTATTTCATAAAAATAAAAAGGATAAAAGTCATGTCTATTTTTGTCGAATATATAGAAAAATCATCTTAGAAGAAATAAGATAAAATAATCAAGGAGGTTATATAATTGGGGTTATTTTCAAAAAAATCAAAAGATGATAAAGAAAAGGTAATAAACAAATTAGATTTAAGGCTTATTTCAGGCGCTTCTCTCATATTGAATAAGAAAAATGCTAGTAATGATCAGTACGTCTGCTTTAGACAACTAGAAAACGGTATTACTAAAGTATATTTATTACTTAATAAAGGTAAAGCAAAAAAGTATTACGTAACTAATGTAGAATGGAACTTTCAAGAAGGACGAAGTGGTGGAAAAATTGCTGGTGGTGCTCTTGTTGGAACCTTAGTAGCTGGACCACTTGGAACCATTGCTGGTGCAGGAATGGGGAGTGGAAAAAAAGATCAATCAGTTGCCCAAGTTACCCTATATAATATTGAAGAAAAAAGAGAATTTACTATAGCTGTTAAATGTACTGTAGATGAATATTCATCACTATCAAGTATGATAATTAAAAAAGAGTTAGAAAACAAACAACAAATTGATGCAGCAAGTGAAATTCGTAAATTCAAAGAATTACTTGATGATGGAATTATTTCAGCAGAAGAATTTGAAGACAAGAAGAAACAACTGTTGGATTTATAAAAAGAAGCCCTTCTCAAACGAGTTGGGCTTTTATTCAAACTCTTTTTACTTGCAAAATATCTATAAACGGAATTTTGATTGTTTCAGTGAATCTTTCTATATGTATGAGTTTTGTATTTCCATCCATTTTAACTACTTTCCCTCGGACTGGATTTTCTCTCTTCCATACAGTTAATCTTAGTTCAGCCTTATCCTCTAATGCTTCTATTAAAGTGTTGGCAATTTCCTCTAATTCAAATTCATCTCGGCTTGGTCTTGATGGCTTTTTAACTTTCTTAGGTTTTACTAACGTCATAATTATGCACCTCTCCTTACTTTCCGTACTGGTCCAACCGATAAAACGTTGCTTATCTTAAAAGTGCGTTGCTGCTTACGAGTAAAGCAATAAGCACTAAAGGACTCTTCATTCATTTTAATAACGTGAATCCTACGTTGGCTGAATTCCCCTTTATTGTTTTGATAAATCATTTCTAAAACCTCTTTACTTTCTGTAGCTCTTTTAAGTAAACCAATCATCAGTTAGACCTCCCTTTTGACATAATTATATACGAACAATTGTTCGAAATCAATATTGAAATCGAACAATTGTTCTGTTATTATTTTTAAAAAAGGAGTGTCTATGATGAATTTTAAAGATATAACTCATGAATCAGATGAAGTAATAGTTGTAGCAAATGGTGGTGACATTTCATTAGATACGAGAGTGTTTAAAAATAAGGATACACACATTATCTATAGTTCCAACGCTTTTCGAGAGCATTTAAGCATCTCCAACCCTTACAGGAGTATTAAAACTTCCGAAATTAATTATGCATTATTTAGAATTATGAAATCTAAGTTCAAAGATGTAGAAATCTTTAAATCGACAAAAGGAATTATTCATATATACAAACAAATGATTTAAAGGAGAACTTGTCATGTTAAAAGACCGGGGTACGAAAAAATGGGTAGCGATGATGCTGCCTGAACATGTAGCAGGAGTAAAAGAAGTTATTGAGAGCCAAAATAAGATTGAACAGCCTGTGCTGGATGAAGACAAATTAAACGATATAGACATACTAATACATGAAGCGATGGAATATAATCAGCTACTAAAATACAGTCTTTATAATAATGGTTACATAGATACTTTAATTGGGCGTACTGTTTACATAGATTATTTAAACAACCAGCTGCGTATCCAAGACGAAAAAGGTTATATACATTACGTATCATTTAAAAAACTTGTGGACGTAGAAAAAGCCTAAACGGAGCAGATATTATGAGTAGACTTAATGATGAAGAAAGAGATATTTTCGAAAACGCTATATACTTTCCAATGCTGTTAACCGTGCTTGACCGTGACTTTAAGGTAGCTGAGACTGCACCGTTTAAACTCAATCAAGTCTATCTAAACTTAATTGAACATACAATGAAAAAAATTCAAAAGGACATGCGTGAAAATAAAACCAAGATGTATAAACGCAAATGGAAGTTAGTAAAAGGTGAAAATGACGGTTATTTTACCGAGTATAATTTTTACTTTGATGGATATAACGAGGTACATAGGTATTTTAATGATAATCTAAGAAACAATACAGAAAACCGACTTAATGATTATTTTTTGCATCGTCATTAATCAATAGGAAAGTTATTTAAGAATATTTCAATTAGAATTTTTAAATCTGAGGTGTCTTGCGTGGATTCATACTGTTCTTTCAGCTGCAATAATATTTTAAAGTCGTTCATTTTATTCCTCCTTTCATACAAGGAGGTTTCTTTATTGCGGAAGTAAATTCCTTATAGTTCAAAAAAAATACAAAATAAAAAACCTACTCGATTGAGTAGGTAATTATTAATGTCCGCCAGTACCGGGGTCTTTAACTTTTAGTATTCCTCCTCCACCGCCTGGATCTTTCATTGTACATCCCTCCTTTGTCTTTAATATTTAATTCGACGCTTATATTATTGTTCCTTTTAAAATTTAAAAATGCCCCACTCAAATGAGCAGGGTAGTGTGAAATGATCATAATTTTTTAGATCCTTTTTGTTTTCGCAATTCCTGCAGTTCTTTTTTTAATGCCAAGACTTCACTCCGCAAGAATAAATTTTCCTTTGCAAGTGACTTGATTGGCTTTAAACGGCCACTATCTTTTAGTTGTGCAAGTCTTTGTCTATTCACATCTAATAACTCTCTTGTTTCTGTAGAGCCGAGAATTTCTGTGGCAAAGAAATCCTCGACCTCTCTTCTTCCTTTCAGATGAAATTCCATTTTCTACTTTCTCCTCATATCCTTAATAATAAAGTAAATTGTCGGTGCTAAAGTAACAGCAACTAAAGATGTTGTAAATATGTTGGTTATTTGTGTTCTAATAACAATAGCTGCTGCACTAGCTATAATCCATGAAGTTATCCAAACTTGTTTTTTTGTCATATTTTATGCTAGAATTTAGTATAATATTGGTAGAAGTTAACCGAGTCGTAACCTCGGCTAACCTCCTAACCTTAATCCTTCTTATTATTATCTCTGTGGGACTGTTGAGCTATCCAAGCTATTGAAACCACATAGAAGATGATTTGAAGGATTTTTATCATATCATCTAGCATTTTTTCACCTCCTCCTTAACTATATTAATTATATCATAACACTATACACTTGTCTACTGTTTTATTAAAAAAATATGGTAAATTTGTAATTTTTTTAAAAACACCCTACTCAATTAAGAGCAGGGTTGTGTGAGATAATCATGCTGTATAACTATTTTATATCCATCTGCATTATTTTATGCAATTTTAATTTGAATTGCTTCGATGCGCTTACTTTGACCTGTTGTTCCAGCAACTGCTCCATTTTTCTTCCATGCTGTCCAACCGTCTTTTTCTACGTGAACTCTATATTGAATATTTAAACCTTTTGCTTTTATTTTAACTGCTTCTAAACGTAAACTCTCTCCGATGGTTCCAATTACTTCTCCATCTGTTCTAAGATTGGTCCAACCAATTTTTTGTACATGTCCTTCCATTTCCAGTTCTGCAGTAGTATTTTCTAATTTAACCGTCAATGCTTCTAATCTCTTGGATTTTCCAGTTGTTCCAGCTGTTTGTCCATCCTTTTTCTTACCTTGCCAACCAATTCCTTGTACATGCGCTTCGTATACGATGGATGGAGATGTTGGTTTCTGTGTAACTGTTTTTGCTGGAGTAGTAGTTATCTTTTTCTTTAGATTAAAAGCTTTGACTAATCCTGCAGCATGACCGCGTGCAATGGCATTTAATACTTCATCTTGTTCCAGTAAGTCAGCATCTGTCTTTGTATCGATAAATAAATTTTCAGAAAGTGCAGCTGACATATTGCTTTCACGTAGTACATGGAAATTAGCAGATTTTGCTCCGCGATCTTTTACCCCATATGGTTTTAATTCTGCCATTACTGCATCGTGAATAGCTGCTTGAATTTTTCCAGTACCGCTTGAAGCGGTTAGAGTATTGTAACGATAATCCTCGTAACCAGTTCCTCCGCCAGCATTAATGTGAATAGAAAGGAAAAAATCTGCTCCCCATGCATTTGCTGCATCTGTGCGTTGTTTTAAGGTAAGTGAGGCATCACCTGTTCTGCTCATTTTCACACTAACTTTTTCGTAATTACCTAGTAACGTTTGGATTTTTTTTGCAATTTTTAATGTTAATTCTTTTTCTTTTAATCCATTTCCTATTGCTCCCGGATCAGTACCACCATGTCCTGCATCAATAAAAATTTTTACCATTTTTCCTTCACACTCCATTTTATTTTCACTAAAAAAAGAGCAGCTAATAGCCACTCTTACTTTGCGTTTGTTAGATTTTTTTCTTTCAGTACTTCTTTTTGTTTCATGCCTTTCTTGGTCACATAGTTATTCTTATACCAAGCTGTTAAGGCAGTCACGATGGTAAATACAATAGAACCGATTAAATATAATGCATCAATAAGACTAGTGATTTGTCCTTCTTCAATCGGTATTACTGGAACCCCCAACACAATTAATGATTGGTTAATAAGCGCAAGTAAAAGAAGCACTAATCTTATGATTGTGCCTTTGTCAAACTTCTTCATTTTTTTACACTCTCCTTATTTAGAAAAATAACTAATTAGCAATTGAACTATAGTGATTAAAGCAGTACTACTTCCTCCAATGGCCAAAACCAACTTCCAGAAATTTTGCTTGTTCATAATTTTTAATTCATGCTTGCGGTCAGAATCTTTTTCTTTAATCCCCACTAACATTTCCATCATCTTGCGGTTGTCACTTCTCAGTGCGTTATTTTCATCAGTGGACCTTAACATGCTGTTGGTGATTTTTTCATTCACTGATGAAAGCTTCTCGTTGATTTGCAAGCGTAATTCGTTCACATCTTTTTCTAGTTTAGTTATCCTTATTTCATGAAACTCAACTTTTTCCTCCATAGTTTTTGGAACCTCCTGTGTAGGCATTTTCCATCCCCCTTTTCTCTCTATACATAGGTTTTCACCCCCTTAAAGATAAATAAAAAAGCCTTACTCGGCTTCTGTCTCTGTGCCTGTAAGTGCTGTGACTACTTTATCCTTAACTTTTGCTTGTAATCCACTAATGTCATTTGCTATTGGTGTATATTCCTCGAATGTTAAAGGTATATATCCATTTAGATTGATTGTTTGGTGCTCATGTGTTGCAAAAAAGTTAACATTAACCCCACTGACTGTTCCTTTGCTGTATGCAATATTTACGCTGGTTACTTCAATTGTAATCATTATTTATTTTCCTCCTTGTTCTCATCGCTATTTTCAAAGACTTCATAAAGATAATCATAGACTTCTGCATCTTTTCCGCTGACTTCTCCGTCATAACCTAATAAGATTTCTTTCACTGTTTTTAAATAACCAGTGGCATCGCCTCCTTCAATGACAAAAAGTTCATCAAATAATTCCTTTTGTTGTTCTTTGAATCCTTTTACATCTTTTACATCAAATGAACCATCTTCTTTTTTATTCGGATTTCCTTCCTCATCTGTGCCTGCGTACTCTTTTAGCAATTCTTGTTCTTCTTCCACAACTTGTTTCCACTTTTCTTGCATAGCTTTAACAAAGCGAGAACGATGTCGAGATTGTTTTCCTTTCAGTGTTAAGTTATATAAAAATTCTACTGCTGCGGGTAAATAAGATACTTTGATTGATATTTTCATGACTTTTCCTCCATAATAAAAAGCTGACCGAATTTTACGATCAGCTTTGCTTTTAATTTTTTTATGCTGCATAAACTGCTTTTTCTAATTCTGTTACTCTACGTTTTAAAGCAAAGTTTTCTACTTCTAATGCTTTATATTTCTTGTCTAACTCTTGAATGGCAAACCATGACAAACTATTCATCATGTACTGTTCTACACCGTCTCCATCTACAACACAGGATGGCGCCTTATAACCTTCACCAATGACCAATCCAATACGAACTCTGTCCTTACCTTGAGAAACTTCCGAACGTAATCGATAATCATAGATTATAGCACTATTAATAATAGCTAGGGCACTATCGGTGTGCGGTCTAATATCCTGTTTGTATTCGGCAAGTGAAGCAGTGGGAAATGAAGATGCACGTACAGGCACATAGCTATCTGTTGTATTTTCTACTGTTGCTCTCACTTCTCCACCGCCAGCAGGCTTAATATAAATATTAGTGCCGCTTGCTCCACTATTTCTCTGAAGTGTGTTAGCAAATATTTGTCTAGCTCTAAAATCAAGATAAGTATCTAAGGTATTTTCCCTCGTAACTCTTAATTCTCCGCTTCCGGCAGGTTTAATATACATATTTCCGCCATCAACACCGCTATTATTTTGAAGAGTGTTTGAGAATACTTGTCTTGCTCTTATATCAACATAATTTTCCGTAGTGTTTGCAGCTGTAAATCTTACTTCACCAGTTGCACTAGGCTTAATATAGATATTCACGCCGCTAAAATCGTTATTGTATTGAATAGTATTAACAAGCGCTTGTCTTGCCCTCATATCACCATCAACGAATAATACATTATCACTATTTCCAGCACGAGTTAATGTGATTCCTTGGGTCGCTTCAATCCTCATGCTCTGTCCCGAGAATATGTGCATACCCAAACCTTGCACACCAGAAGTTAATGTTTCATCAGCGAAAAAGTCAATGAATCTAGCACCATTTTTATCAGATGTTCCCGAATGAATCGCCCTTTGGGTCGTAATCCCTTTATCGGTAAGCATAGTTGCTCTACCACCCGCAGAATCTACCCTTTCCACGCCATTTGATTTTTTGCTAGTAATCCCTACACGAACCACACCATTATAACTATCCATTGTGGATACATACGTAGCAACACTTGACGCACCAAATATTCTATTAAATGAACCTGTTGAAGAGATATTCCCTCCTGTAATCTCTGTTGTATCTCCGCTTGCTGTTGAAATAATCCTAACACCGCTTAATGTTCCTGTTTTGATATTGGAAGCATTCAAGTTAATTACGGAAACTTTCGCGGCATCTAATGTGCCTGCGGTTACTTTTCCAGCATCCAAACTTGTGATATTACCATTTCCTACTTTAAAGGTACCATTTACGGTTGTATTTCCATCTAAAATAAGGTTCTTCCCTTGTATTAGGATACCTTGCGGGTTTAAGTTAATTTGAGTCATTAAGTCATCTTTTGTAACTCTTAGATTGATAGCATCCGATAATTGAGATATTTGTGATACGGTTGCCATATCCTCCGGAGCTGGTGACCAATCGGTAGGTTTATTTCCTTTCTCGACTTTTGCTTCTTTATATCGGACAGTATCACTAGGTGTAGTAGCTGAACTATGTCGAATAGAATACTCTATATGACTAATATCATCCCTATTTTGGATTGTTGCGGTTACAACCGAATAGCCTTCTTGATTGGGTTTTATAATCGAACCTCTATATTGAGTATAAGTTCCATTGGTATACCTAACATGAAGCATTATAGAAGCTTCTTGATTAGTAGGTTTAAGATAGATACGACCAGTCAATGTCATTCCCTTTTCCCAATCCATAACTCTTTCAGGAAAGTAATAATCCCAACCTCCAAATGTAACAGTCTTAAACTCTTTGGATGTGTTTTTAACTAGGTTTCTACCACCTATCTCCAAATTATCAAGATTGGTTTGAACACTAGATATTTTACTTGTTAAACTGTTACTAGTTTGAGTCAACTGACTTTGTGTAGCAAATTTATTATTAGCGTCCGTTGTACTAATCTTTGTATCTACAACAGTAGCTAATTGGGTAACGGTTGATTTATCAGCTTTATTTGAAACCGTAGTTTGAACGCCGCTTAGTGTTTGTGAAATGGAAGAAATATTTCCTTCTGCATTTGTAATTCTTGTAGCAAAGCTACTAGAAGTTTGTTGTAAAGAACTTATATTCCCTTCTGCAGTCCCAACCCTTGTCGTAAAGCCGTTCACCGTCTGTTCTAATGTACTAAATTGTGATACGGTTGCCATATCTTCGGGTGCTGGTGTCCAGTCGGTAGGTTTATTTCCTTTCTCTACTTTTGCTTCTTTATATCGGACAGTATCACTAGGTGTAGAAGAAGAGCTATGTCTAATACCATATTCTATTATATTAATATCTTTATTAGGAACAGTAATCGTTACTGTAGAATATCCCTCTTCTCCTGCTTTTATTATATTTCCTCTATATTGACTATAGGTATTATCTTCATAGCGGACATGAATCATTATCGACGCTTCTTGGCTTGTAGGTTTTAAATAAATCCTACCTGTTAAAAGCATCCCCTTTTCCCAATCCATAACTTTATCTTTAAATATATAATCCCAACTAGAAAAAGTTACGGACTTAAAATCTTTTGACGTATTAGTAACTAAGTTTCTACCACCAATTTCAAGGTTATCTAGATTGGTTTGAACTTGTGAAACCGAAGAAATAATTCCATCTGCTTTAATATCAAGACTAGCTATATTGCTATTAATAGTGTTAATATTTGATTCTGTAGAAGAAACACGATTAGTTATACCATTTATCGATAAATCAATTTGAGACATCTTACTTGTATAAGTGGAGATTTCCAATTTATCGTCTAGCGCATCATCCATTTGTTTTTTTGTGTACACGTCATCTGCTTTAGCCATGAGGGATATCTGTCCAGATATTGCCTTAATGCTACTTTCTGTGTCTGAAACTCGCCCAGTGAGTGTGTCTACACTTGTCTTGGTCGCTCTTAACTCTATTTTTTCATCTAATGCAGTAATGGCTGTTTGCTGTTCCGATACAACTCCATCTAAATTAGATAGCGTTCTAATTGTTGTAGTTAAAGAATTATTAATCGTATCCACATTTTGCTCTATAGTGGTTATTTTCCCACCAGCTGCAATTAAATCCTCACTTATTAAATCCACTTCGGACTCTAACAAACTAGCTTTATTCAACGCGTTCTGTGCATTTTGCTTAGCTGTATTAGCCACATTAACCGCATCAACTGCAATACTATTGACAGCACTTGCCGTATCTAATGCATCTTGTGCTTTATCAAATGAAGTTTGGGCATCTTCAATAGCTTTTTGTGCATTTTCGGTTGCTTCGTTTGCTCTGTTAAAAGCATCCTCTGCTCGTTCTGTTGCTTCTGCTGCCTCTTCTTTCGCGACATTAACATCCATATCTACAATAAGCTGCCATTGTTCTCCATTCCATCGATACGTTTGTGTATACTCTCCATCAATGACCTTAAACCATAAGTCACCTTCTATAAATTCACCGACAGGCTCTATAGGGCCGTAGTAATTTTTATTTTTACCGTTAGCTGCATCAATTATTTTTGTCGCATTATCCCAAATGCCAGAGCGATCATTTAATTTTCGTTCAAGCTTATCGATACGATTATCTAACTCAGCATCATATAAATTGATAAACTGGCCAAGTTCGACTTTTCCGGAATGGTCTGGGTCCGCAACATCATATTCAAAGGATATCACCCTTTCTTCTGCTTCAATTGGTTTGGCAAAAGAACGGTCTATAGCTACTGTAATATCTCCTAAACGAACTTTCTCATGTTCATATCCCGTAAGTTCTTCCATCAGAAAAACATCCATCTCATAATTATCGAGTGGGTGCTTCTGTTCTTGAAGTGCGTTCCAGGTTTCTAATAATAATTGGGCTGGGTCTTCCTGTTCACTTGATTCGAAAATTCCGAATCGATGGCGTAAGGTGCCATCCTTATTAGGACGGCCATAAATATTTAACGCTTCCGGATCACCAACCCATTCTTGTCCCAGCGGTTTGTCAGCAGGATCTCCTTTAGCTTTTTTCCATTCTACGTCTGTAAAAGAGATTTTACGGGAAAAACCGCCAGTAGCATTTCCTTCTTCATCTTCTAATTCTAAAGATGCACCACGGCCATAGAGAGCCGTTTTGGGATAGGATTGCACTTGATGCCGAATGCTTAGGATATCCTTATCCATTTCCCAACGCTTACCTGTGTTTGTTCCTCTCATGGTTAAGATATCAATATATCTACCTACGATTCTATTACCTTGTATTTCCACTCTATCGCGGATTTCTCCGCCCCAGGTATTTACGATATTCTCGATAGCTTCTGTCACACTTATATAATAAAAGTTTGTAGAATTTAATCCAAAGTTATCACTGGTTTGTCCGACTTGCCATCGTACTCCGTTTAATGCTCTAGTAAGCGCATCTCGTAAAGTTGTATTAAATGGTCTTACATCTGTGATAATTTCGTCGTTTAGCTCAAGCATAGCAGGCTCACAAATGGCGTGTATCTCTGGTCCAGATGCTCCATCAATTCGTTCGGGTTCTTTAATTACAAATAGCCTAAATGCTTCGTCTTTATCTATAAAAGCTACTTGGTTTTCAGCAATGATATATTTTGAATCTTCATGTGCTCCGTCTGCCATGAACTCAAATGTTGATCCTTGATTAAGCATTTCCTTAAATGGTGCATCCCAAAACGCACATGCATCTTCTGCTTCATTCGATAAAATAGCAAGCAAATTGTCTGCAGGATCAAATATTAATAAATTGGACATAGGTTTCCTCCTTTCTTAACTTTTAGAAAACCTTATATATGGTAAAATACTCCTATCTTGTATGATAGGAGGTGAAAAAATATGTCTAAATTAGACCCGAAACCGGAGAAAAATAGATTATACACATGGGAAGACTTAAATGATTATCTTCAATTGCATTTCAAAAGCCCGGGAAGCTTTGTACCTACCATTGATGTACGTCAGTATTCTATGACAAAAGAAGAAATTATTTCTGAAGCAGAAACACAAGGTTATAAAGTATCCCAACCTAGAGAACACATTCTAAAATTCGAATAAGTTTTACCCAGTCACTAATTGACGGTTAGTGACTGGGATTTGAAATAAATTGCGATAGAATACTTTCAAGCCTTGTTTTTTCTTTTCTCAGTTCCTTTACTTCTCCCTGTAAACATTCTACTTTACTTTCTAATGACAAATTCAATTGTTCTACCACCGATATTTTCTTTTCTAATTCTTTCATTCTCTTTTCTAACATATCATAACCACCTCGGGGTATAAGTTATAGTTGTGGCAGCCACTCCATCAGGAGTAACCGTCAATTTATTTTCTCCTGGTCTCAAATCAAACCAGTTACTGCTAAAATCTAAACTTGTCATTCTTACAGTATAATTAATCGTGATTTTCCGTTTCTTAAAATCAACCACTAACTTATCACCTGCAACAAATGCCCATATGACTCTAACAAACTTTCCATCTTCGTTTTGAATACGAAACTCACTTGCAGATTCTGTGAATTCAACATTAAAAATAGGAGTACATGAAGCTGTTCCTTCGTTAATAATCGTTGTAGAAGTTACGGTTTTCTCTTGACCATATTTTAATGGATCAGGACAAAGAAAAGGTAGGGTTCCCCTACCTCTAAAAACAATCTCATCCCAATCCGGATTCCCATTCATTAAAGCAAAATAAGTTTTGTCTGGTTCATCAGAAAAAGTAATCGGTGATGGTTCTTTAACATATAAAACACTATTTAAGGCATCTATTATTTTTCTCGTTTGACTTAATCCCCTACTTGGCAACACAAAATCAACAGGTATCTGTCTTTCTATTAATCTTCTCTTTAAAAAATAACTACCTGGGGAATTGGGTTTAGATTGGCCGATAACTTCTTGATGAATAGGACCTCTTCCCCCAACTTGTCTGACTTTAATAGGGAGAATATGTCCATTAAAAGTAATATTAAAACTCAATATGAAACACCCCCATTAAAATTTCTTTTATCTCTTTTTTTGTTATTGCTTTGTTGAGAAGAAATATATTCAATCAATCCTCTGGCTTGATATCCTCCAATATTTATCACAGCTTCAACCTTCTGAGCAATGTTTGATTTAGTATCAGAATTAGAAGAATTATTTACCGTAGCACTTCTAACACGATTTCTTGCAGATAATTGATTATTTAGCCCAATACCGTTAATACCTAAAGCACCTTCTGCAGTAAACTTAGGAATAGATAGCATATTCTTCATCGATTTTTCAACTCTAGATGCATCTGCATCTATTCCGACAGCTACACCCGCAGGAATCCATTTACCAATTTCATCTCTCATAACTCTTGATGGAGAATGTATACCTAGAACGCTAGAAGCCCAATCTGTAATTTTTCCACCAAGTGAGCTAATCTTATCCTTCACCCAACCAAATCCATTTCCTATTCCTTCCACAATGCCAGAGACTATATCTTCACCGATTGAAACCATCTTAGATATGGTACTTGTGATTCCTTCTACTACTTTTCCAGTTACTTCTTTTCCTTTATCCTTTATCTTAGATAGTTGCTTACCTATCGCTTGTGCTAATTTAACAATTAAATCCGCTCCTGCCTTAAGGAGGGTTCCTATAATACTAAGAATCCCTTGTACTAGCATTTTTAAAATCTTAACTCCAGCAGCCAATATTTTTGGTAAGTTTTTAATAATAGCACCTGCTAAAGTGATAATTAGCTTTAGAGCACAAGCAATCAAAGCAGGCAGTAGTTGAATAATCCCATCAACTAGAGCATTTAGAATTTTTATTCCAGCTGCAATAATCTGCGGCAAAGCTTTTATCAAAGCAGTAGCAAGAGTAATAATTAAAGTCAATGCAGTTTCGATTAGCATAGGCAAAATTGACAAAATTCCATCAATCAAAGCCATTAATAATTCAATTCCAGCTGATAGTATTTGCGGTAAATTGTCTAGAAGAGCCGTTGCTAAAGATATAATAATCGTTAGGGCTGCTGTTAGTAATGCAGGTAAGGCAGCAGTCAATCCGCCAATCAGTGCATTCAGAATATCAATCCCGGCTGATAAAATCATTGGCAAATTATCAACCAAAATCCCTAATAAAGAAGTGATAATTAAAATTGCTGTATTGATAACCTCAGGAAGTACAGTTAAAATACCTTCCAGTAAATTAGTAAGAATTGTTATACCAACACTAATGATTGTTGGCAAATATTGAGCGATCGTATCGACTAGTAAAGTCACTAGGGAAATATATGAGTTAATCATAATGGGCAAATATTGAACTATTCCATTTGCTATTGCTGTAATGATTTGGAGACCAACTTGAATAATCATTGGTAGATATGTTGTTATCGCTTCATTAAAAAAATTCATTAATTGCTCTGCGATAGCGACAAGTTTTGGAATACTTTGAGCAATCCCTTCCATCAATTTAACAATTAAATCGGCTCCGATTTTGATAAATTGTGGAATTAAGACTAGTGCCGCATCTAGGATTCCCATAAGCATTTTGCCAATATCTTTTAACGCATTATTTATTCCTTCTGCTGAAAAACCGCCCATTTTAAGGAGTGTAGCAGCAAACGTAATAGCTAAAGAAATTACTAATCCGAGTGGGCCAGTTACTCCAATAAATCCTAAGGCTAATCGACTTAAAAAAGGAACAAGAGTTAATAAAACGTTCGTAATATTTTCAAAAGATAGTTTCAAAGTATTTAAAACTGCTTGGCCGACAGCACTGTTTGCTAGATAATTAAAGAATGTCGAAAGTGCATTTCCAGCAATAGTCATTCCTGTAGCAATTGCACTTACAGCTTTTACACCTATAGATCCTAACCAAGCAAATCCAGCGATAAGTTTATCTGCTGACCAACTACCGAATGCTTGGAGGGATGGCATTATCGAACTTAAGGCGGTTTTTATACCATCTATTGATTTTGAATAAATGTCAGTAATAAAAGTCCACGTTTTCTGAACAGCATTTCTAAATGTTTCGTTTGTCTTATATAGAGATACCAGCATTACCGCTAATCCAGCCAATGCTGCAACTATAGCAATGATTGGATTTGCTGTTATCGTCGTCAACAATCCACCAATAGCAATTCTCAACAAACCAACAGATTTAGCTAATCCCATATAAGTACTAAATATCGCAAGTGCAGTTACTACTCCTAATAGAGCTGGAGATAGTAATTTCAAAACGTTTACCATTCCTCTTAAACCATTTGCAAAAGTTTCACTACCAGTTACACGAGCTACAGCTTTAAAAGCGTTTGTTAGTCCTTTTAAGGCATTGATAATATCGCCTTTTAATACGTCTGCAACGTTGGCCATTATTTTAACAATTGCTGTTCGCATATTACCGAATGAACCAGAGATTGTGTCTCCTGCCGTTTTGGCTAGTCCAGCCATAGCAGCAGTACTTCCTGCAATACCGTCCGTTCCATTCTGGATACCATCAACAAGCATATCGATTGCTTCGTTTGATTCTAGCAAACCTTTAGATGTGTCTTTCTTAATATCAGCTACTGATTGGTTGGTTTGATTAGCGAGCATTTGCCATGCTGGTATCCCAGCATCTACTAATCTATTAATATCATCTGCATAAACCGTCCCAGCTGATTGCATGGAAGCTATTGCGCTTGTAATTTGGTCTATAGATTGAGCACCATCACCAACTCCATAGGCAGCATCTGCGATGGACTTGAAAACAGGTTTTACCTTTTCAGCTTTCATCCCTGCAGCCACCATTTTCTTTGCTCCAAGGGCAACATCATTTAATGCTATTGGTGTACCGTCAATTGCATCTACAAGATCGTTCATGACTAGCTTTGCATCTTCTGCAGACCCTGTAAGGACTGTTAATGATTTAGTTGCAGTATCTATCGTATCTACACGACTAATAGCCCGCCCCATTAAATTCATGGCTCCTGTTATTCCAGTTATTGTTGCTGCCATTTTCAGCATGCTTTTAATTGGACTTTCTACAGTACGATCTAAAGAGGAGAATTCTTGTCTCATGCGACTGATTGAGTTGCTTGCTGCAGTTCTCATACGACTGAATGCATTCGAAAAACCGCTTGTCATCCGAGAAGTTATACCACTAGTTGCTGATTGCAATCCAGTAAACATCGAACGAAAAGGATTAGCTCGGGTAAATGTATTACGGATTGAGTTCACGGCTGCAGAAAAAGTATCACTAATGCTCGTTCGTATTTGCCCTAGACTAGTACGTATTTGTCTCATGTTATTACGAAAAGTTTGTGGAAAGTTACTTCCTACACGGTTAAAGTCACGGTCTATATCTCGTATCTGACCAGATACGCCTGAATCATCAAGGGATATCTCAATAACAACTGATCCATCTGCTGCCATCTACTCACCCCTCTCAGCCATCTTTTGTTTGATGTAAGCTTGCTTCTCGGCTAAATCCATTGCTTCAAATTCTATTTCTTCTTGGGATTTCTTTAGTGCATATAGTTGCTGAAGCTTCATAAGATTGCTTTTTTCTTCAGTAGACATGTGTTTATTTGGCTTACGTTGTCTAATATCAATAACTCTCTTAAACATCGTGTCATCACTTAAAGAAGCTAACAGCGCATTAAACTTAAACCAATGCATCTTCCCTTGTTGATCGATTAAGTCAATTTGATAATCATATAAAAAAGACGCATAGATATACTGTGCGTCTTCTTCTAGGCTATATAGTTTTTTATCATCCTCATCTTCTTCAATGACATTACCAGCAAGATCTCGTTTAACCTCTTGCTTTTTTCCTTGGAGGATGACCGTTTCCATAATCAATGTATAAAGTTCTACCATTTGTTCATCTTCAAGTTCATGTGGCTGGGTTAATAATAAATCCATTACCACATCTACTTTGAACAAGTCATCGATATTATCATCTTTTAGCACATCAAAAACTAAAAGGACATTATCAAAAGCTAATTTCAATTCGTAAGTAACGCCATTATAGTCAATTGAATTCTGTAATTTTCGAGCAAGGGAAAACATTGCCCTCACCTACTTACTTCTTTAGATTTGCTACATAATTATCTTTTTGTTCTCTTCTTGTACGTTTTTCGTACTCGGCCATTACACCATTTGCAACATCGATAAAACTATTAGAGAGCAAAGTCACATCTGGATATTTTTCGTAAATCTTATCGAAATTCCCCTCTCCAAACAGGGAATCATAAATGCTTTTTAAAATAGATTTGGTTTCTTCAATTACTTTAGCAAACGATTCTTTATCTTTTACTTCACCGATATCTGTATTTCGATTATCAAATTCTTCGATTAATCCCATTAACTTCTGTTTACCAGCATCCGAGATATCTACATTAAAATCAAATTCCCCGAATCTCACGGGGATAATGGATTGGTTACTTAAATTAATATTAATAGACATATGTTACCTCCTAATTATTCTTCTGTAGTTGTTTGTGTTCCTGTTTCACCAGGCTTTGTATCAGTTGGAAGACCTTTAAACGTAACTGTAAATTCAAACGTTGCACGAGCATTCGCATCTCCACCATGAGGAGTGATATCTTGTAATGTTGCAGGACCTTCAATTACACGTCCATCTGGCTCTGTTACCTGGAAGTACACTTCTCGCCCTTGGCCTAAAGTAAACAGCTTATTCCGAATTAATTCTTGTGCTGGATCATCAGCGTATTTACGGTTACCACTGAATGCATAAGAAGAAGTTAATCCAGTAGTTTCTGTTTCTGTTCCGCCTGCTCCATCATAATAGCTATATTCTTCCGTAGATTCTTCATTTGATGGATCAACAGTAGAGATACCTGCAGCTAATGGTAATAGTTCTTCTTTTGTTTCACCGATTTTATAGGTAGTCAAATAGTTTAAATGAAATGGCATTGTTAATCCCCCTTGTAAACTAGTAAATTAGCGCTTAGTTGCGCTGTAAAAATGTAATACTTATCATCCTTCATAAGAAGGTTTGGGCTTGTTTGTATGTCTATTCCTTCAAACTCATACGAGTTGTTTTCACTAGGTATAGACTTTCTATCCTTTAAAAAATCAACAATCAATTGGCATGTATTATAAGCGACTAATTGTTGATCATGCTTTGTGCTGATTTGGAAGGCATATCCTTGGCTGTATGATCCATCCATGTAGTATTGATAAGTTCTCGAAGGTAAAGTTGTTACTGCAATGCTGTTTCCTGTTCCAAGTACAGGAGAAAGTACCGTTGAATAATACTTTTGGGCATCTAATAAATATACTAATCTCTCTAAAAAATCCATTGTCATAGGTTATCTTCCATTTCTCTTTGCGCAAGTCTAGTCCAGTCATCGCCATATGCTGCTTTGCCTCGTTCATGCCATATACCACCCGCTTTAGGATTCTTATCCAAAGAAAAATTATATTGCGGGTTATAATAAAGATTCCTTGCATATGGTGTTGACCATTGTAAAATCCCTTGACCTATAATAGAACCACGTATGGAAGAATCACGTAAATTCCATGTGTCTGCAGGAATAAATTCGTTATCGTCTTTTAAAATCTGATTATCCAGTGCGTATTGAGTTCTTTCTTTTGCTCTTGTTATTTGTCTAGCTATACCGTTTAAATTAGTTCGAATTCTTACCCTGCTCATATCAAATTCACCTCGTAATGATGGGGCATATCTGGATCTAATGTATAAAGGCTTTCGCATTCAATCACTCGATAATCCTTCTTTTTAAATCTAACCTTAGACTTTTCTTTCAAAGGCTTAAAGTTAGGTGTGTTTACCGCGTCTAAAAAGACTACTCCAAGTGTTTGGACTTCTTCTCCATTTCCATCCCTTCGTAATTTACTGGATGGTTGAACCAACACAAAAGAGATGGTCTCAGCAGGCGCAAATTCTTCACCAAATGATCCATCTTTTACAAATTCTTCATATTCAATAGTATGGATCAATAATTTCTTTGGTATTGGAGGTATATTCACTTTTTACACCTCTTTAAACTCTAGGATTATTATAAGCTAATTGTTCTCGATTACGTCTTCTGGTTCTTCCAGTCTCATCTATGAATCTTCTCATATTAGCCTGTCGTTCTCTTACTTTTTGCTTGGCCATTTGAACACCTACATCATCACCCATAGCACTCATGACGTTTAATTGCTTTTTAGCATGTCGAATTTGCCTTTCTAGATATCTCTGTTGTTGAGACAATTTATAAGCTTCATCATTCTCTTCTTTATTGATTTCAATCTCTCTTTTAACAGAAACTCCCTCAACAAATGGATACTTTACATGGCCACAATTGATGCCGAATAAACCAGCTATATGTTTTTCATAGCTAGTTTCACTAAAAGGCGGATATTTTTTACTTTTTCCACTCCTAGAATATATCTTTCCTTGGTAAGGAGCGCAGAGCGGCCTTGCACCCATATGTGCTGATACTTCAATCAAGTCCACACCATATTCATCCATTCGATTATCCTGTATAGTGTTAGAAACTCTATTACTTATGGATCTCACGACTGTATTTATATAAGCTTCAGGTGTCCATTCCTTATTTGCTTTATCTATTAATGCAGGAATACCATCTTCTGCCCATTCACTAACAGTCTCTCTTAGCGCTTGGCTAGGCGTAATAGTCCCTGTTAATACTTTCCCTACTGTTTTATTCAAAACGTCTTTATACTGTTGTTTTGACTGTTCTAGCATGGTCGTATTAACCATATTAAATTTATCTATTGCTTGTTGCTGATAACTTAATAATATAGGCTGAAGTGAAGAGCTGGGTTCTGTTGGTGGCTTGATTATAGCCCCTTTTCTCACCGCTTCTTGTAAATCCTTATCAACTTGATTAACGGCAGCATAACCAATCTCTTGAAGTAGCTTAGTTATCTCATCGATCGCTAATCCACTATATTTCGCTATAGTGATTATGTTTTGTTGCGATAAGGCTTCTAATTGAGATAGTTGATATTCAGCCCATTTCTCAATAGAATCTTGTTTCAACAACCTTTTTCTTTGTTTAAGTTGTCTCGCAAAGTTAATTAATATTTGTTCCTCAATAGCAAGATAAATTTCAGTAACTGAATTTGATAATTCTTGCTGTTTTTCAGGATTCATATTGTTTTCAACCGCCTAAATGCATTTAATTCACTTTTATATGAAGTAAGTAAATTATCCGCACTATTAGTTGTACCTTGATTTTGGCTACTGTTTTTCGTAGCTGAAAATTTACCTACAGTAAAAGAATTGAATGAATCATCCGTTAAACTTTGAACTACTTCCTCATTTGGATGATTTATTTTGAATAATTCTATAGCAATAGATGCCCAAGTAAACAATAAGCCTTCAGGAACCACTTTAAGATTACAATAGTTTCTTATTTTCCATTCTGCTTGTTCGATATAATCCATGATTAAATCATCAAGAGACTCATCTTCAAGTTTTAGGCGCCGCTTAATAATTTCAAGGACTTTATCTCTCATTGATAAGCCCTTCTTTTAAAAATGAATCATAATCAGACTTCTTAATCTCTATTTTTTGTCCTTTTTTAAATCGTTCTGTATTATATTTGATATTCGCTTTAAGTTTCACTTTAACTGTTTCTTCTACCTCTGATTGATTATTCTCTTCAAGATTTGCTGATTCCTCAGCTTTCTTTTTTTCTTCGGCTTCTCTTACCTTTTTATCTTCCGCAGTTTCTTTTTTAGCCATTTTTATTAGCTCCTTTCAAATAAGATAGGAGAGGGAAACCCCTCTCCTTAGTTAACTTTTGCAATAAAGATGTTATCGATCGTTTCAAAGCTTGGCAGTGAAATCATAGATACAATTGTTTCAACGTTTACTGGATGCGGTTCTTTGATTGTAGTAATGGCAACCCCAGTGTTAATAATTGAAACGTCAGCAGTAGATTGGCCAGTCATTAGATCACTTTCCTCTGGCGTAGTACCAAAGAATGTATTACCTAAGTTACCATCTGGTAGTAAAGTGAAATGATCATCGGGATAAAATAAGCTAGTGGATCCATCTTGCAATGCGAATTTTTTGTTATAAACAGCAACTGATAATCCTAGTTTTTCAGATAAATAGCTTCTAAGCATAGCATCTGTCATGATGATATTTTGACCACCAATAGGATTCATATCTAAACGAATAGACTTGTTCTTCATCAAGTAATTCCATGTTTTACGAGTACAAATAGCATTCGTAGGACGGAAACCTGTATCATCTTCTACTTTGTCCTGCCATTCAATGATGTCGTTTACTGGATCAGAACCTGTGTAATCACTCCAAACCGCACTACCTGTTAATGTTTCTTTATGTTCAGAAGACATTTTATAATCGTAATCGTAACTTAATCGATTTGCTGTGATTGCTATTTTACCAGTTGAAAGTAATTGCATGATCATTCTTTCAGGTTGTACCATCGCACCATTCACTAACTTAGTTACATCATCATAAATATTGTTTATAACTGGCATAATCATACTATCTAAATTAGAAGCTGCAAGACGATTTAATTCTTGACGATCTTTTTCACCAATTCTCATTGCTTCACGGAAAAACGGCATTTCTGTTTGTACTTTGTCAAATCCGATGCGATCTCTTAAAGTTGCTTTAGCATCAAATTCAGACGGCATCAAAGCAACCGGCAATCCATTTGAACCTTTAATCCAACTCAAATCTAATCCAAGTTGTTTCTTAGGTGGGAAAAGTGTTGCACCTAAATAAGGAATAGCATTAGATGGATTAGCTTGATAATATGTTGCGATATTTGGAGCATTTACTAAATCAAAAATTGTTGGCATATATATTCATTCCTCTCTTATTTCAAAAATGTAATTTGTTTTAATGCTGCTTGTTCTTCAGCAGATGGCGCTACAGGTAATTTATCGATTGCTACAAATCCATGAATAAGTACAGCTCCAGGCGCTGGACCGTAAGTTACATCTACATCATTAAATAGAACACCTTCTGCATTAGATACACCTTCTGTCGTTGTAGCTTTAACTGCATTAACTGCTTCGTCTGCTAAGAAACCTCCACCCACAATCGTTCCTGCAGGTACAATTTTCTTACCATCAATATTTGCTGTAACGCCTGTGTCACTCACTGTTACAGCAACATTCACGTAATGATCTGGAAACTTTAGAATTTCTTTTTTGTTTGTATAAGATGTAGTTTCAAATTTACTCATCTATATTTCCTCCTTACTTAAAATAGGATTTTCTAGCTTCTTCAAGAGAAGCATTATTTTGTTTATTAGCTTCCGCAGCCTTTTGGCCATAGTTGATCACACTAGGATTAGTGCTACCGCTACCTGGCGTATTTCCTTTTAATCTTTCTGTTACAGCAGCATCAACCGCTTCACGAAAAGCTTTTTCAAAAGTATCAACATTTCCTTTTGTTTTGTCAGCATCATCAGCAAGTAAAAGGTCAGCAAAAGTAATAGGCAACTTCTTCTCATTCAGAATGTTGATTGTCTCAAGTTTAAGTTCCTTTTGTTGAATGGCCCTTTCTCTATCCTCAATCTCTTTTTTCTGTTTATCAAGAAGTGCTTGCTCCTTCTCTGCAGCAGTCATTTTAGCAAGTTTCTCTGCCTCTGCTTTCTCTGATTCTAACTTTTGCTTATAATCAGCTTCCCACTTTGCTTGGGCTGTTTTTAAGGCATCTGTGACCCTCTTATCGGATTCGCTCTGTAGGAGCTTTTTTAATTCTTCTTCTGATTTAGGAAGTTCGATTGTTCCTTTTCCGTCATCAGGATTGAGATTATTTTGCCCTTGCCCAGTTCCAGTATCTGTTCCTTGAGTTCCTCCAACATCTCCTGCTCCACCAGTATCTGGTGACATTAATGGTACTCCAACTAATTTACCGCCAATTTTTACAAACATTTTTATATCCTCCTAATGCCCCTTACAGTTCGCGCCTGTAAGTTGCAGAAATAAAAAAACACTTCTTATTGAAGTGTTAAATAATTTTAGTTGCACCCTCGTAAATTTCTCCTATTGTACGCTTTCCATCTTCTTGAATACGATTAATCTCCGCATCCACATCATCAATAAATGGCAACAGACCAAGTTTTGTCTTTTGACTAACAGTACTACCTAAATCTTGTACCATTTCTACTAATTCAATAAGGTTCTTAGGGATATTTCGATGAAATTTAAGATTTATTTTATTGTAATCATAATTTGCGCCTTTTTTATTTAAAAAGTTAGTAATCAATCTAAGGCGCTTAATTAAGGGGCTTTTAAATTTACGCTCTTTTATAGCTGCTATTTGCTCTAGGCCCCATAACTTATATTTCATTGCCTCACCAGATACATTTCCAGCAAACTTTTCATCTGTAAGATCTGGCACTTGGCTAATTCGATGAATATCATTCTGCAATCGATTTTTATAATTTTCCGTTGCGGCATCATTGACCTCTTTAATTAGCCATCCCGCATCTCCTTCTGGAGGAACAATAATAACCCTGTTTTTCTTCATTTCTTTTACATCAGCCCATTCTGTGGCATCCATCCCAACAAGTTTTAAATAGGCATCTGTAAAGTACTCAAAGTCATTTGAACTATCAGATTGAGATTTATTGTAATCGTCAATTAGAGAAAGAACTACTTCGAAATCACCCATCATTTCATTATTATTAATGTACTCATTAATTGGCACTTCTCCGAAATGATGTTCTTTTCTTTCGACTTCTGTTAGTTTATTTGAGGTTGACTCATAATAAATGATTTCATCAGACGTATAAACCTCTGCTTTATTCGTTTTGTCACCAGTTGATATATCTTCACTAGTGTAATGTCTAATTGCGAAAAGTAACCTCTCTTGAATGTCATCTGTATAAACAGGGATAACTGATTTATTATCAATTTCCTTAAATCGGACATTAGCTTCTTCATCTGCATAAATAAGTTCATAAGCTCTTCCAGCTTTACTCATGGTTTTAGCAAGTTCAAAGTTGATATCTTCTTCCGAATTATCATCCAAGATTTCAAATACTTTATTGATAAATTCTTTCTCGTCACTCTCGTAAGTAACTGGAATGCCCATAAAATAACCCGTAGCATTATCAGTAATAAGCTTTGCATAGTTAATTACCAACTTATTATTTGGCTTATCTCCATCTACAGGACGATCAAGAATATCGTGTTCGCCTTTATAATACTTTTCTAGCTTTAAAAGACGTTCATTTTCTTTTCCACTATCCCACATAGCGATTATATTTGTAATAAGATCTTCTGTGATTCCAACAGCTTTATTAACTCTTATTTTCAGCAAGTAATCACCTCCTATAAACCAAATGATTTTTTATCCATAGTACCAAGTTTATTTCTATTAAACAGAATCGTATTTACAAAATATCTGTCACCATCCATCTGGTGATCATTCTGTTTAACTGGTTTATCTTCTCCACGATCAGCTGCTTTTTCATCCCAAATATAAGAGGAAAACTCACGAAATGTTTCCTTGCAGCAATCGTTGTATTTGATCATTAAATTATTTAAAGCACTCGCCATATTACGTATACCGTCTAATACATCATTTTTGGCTTTAATTACTTTAAATCCATTCTTTTTAAGTAGAGCAATAAAACTAGCAGCAGACGGATCCACGATAACCCCTCTAAAATTACTGATACCAGCAACAAACTCTTTTAAATCCTCGAGATATTCTTGGTCTGTCTTTTGTTTGCTCTTTTGACGGCCATCATAATGATATTCCTTTGTTTTATACCAGACATCACCACAAAGACCCCACAAACCAAAAGTTGTCGGGTTCTGAGTACCATAGTCAATGCTGACATAGTACTTGGAGTATTTTCTTGTTTCAGTTGCAACAACATGTTTTTCCTTATCGAACATGTCAAAAATAATACCTTCTGCAAGCACCCATAAACCAAGAATAAAGCGCTGATAGAATATACCTTTATACATCCTCTTATAGCGCTCTTTCGTTTTAGGAGTAAGCGAAAGATTATCATCCATCGTGAAATGGATATGAACCATGTTCTTTTCTTTCAATTGGTCTAGATACTCAACTTTAAACCAATGAAATGGTCCAGCTGGGTTGCAGTTAAACCAAAATTTCGCACCGTCAACAGAACAACGAGCAGTTGCTTGGTTAACAAAGCTTTGAGGCATTAATGCTACTTCATCAAAGAACATCCCAGCAAGCGTAATACCCTGTATAAGATCCTGCGAGCCTTCATCTTTACCACCAAAAATATAAAAGTAATTTGTTTTACCTTTATAAGTAATAGTCATGAAGTTATCTGCTCTATGGTCCTTAACTTTATATCCTCTTGCCTTTAGCATCCTTTTTAATGGAGTTATCACGTTACGACGAAAAGAGCCTATCGTTTTTCCCGACATGCCCAAATTACATTCATGAAATGTATCCATTGCCCACATAACATAAGATAAAGACATTACGACCGTTTTACCGGCACGTACAGAACCATCACAAATGATTCCATCTTTATCTTTCATCGGTGAATCTTTTCTCCACCAGGTAAGTACTTGTTTTTGCTTTATAGAAAAAGGCTTGAATTTAAAAGGTGCTGGTTTCTTTTTCTTTGGTGCTCTTGTTAAAAAGGAAAACTCTTTAACTGTCTTCTTCGGTTGAGTCGCTACCATCTGACCACACCTCCGAAGTCACTGCATTTAAAGCATCTTCAAAACCATCATCTTCATATTCATCCTCTTCTTCTTTGCCATGTAGTTTGAAGTGAGCAATCTTAAGCTTCTCTTCCTCGATTTTCCGCTTAAACTCATCAGGGAATAGATCAAAGTATTTCGATAGCTTGTCTAATGCCCATTTTCTATCCTCTAACTTAATAGAAACACCATCACGGCCTTGTTTCACTTCTGTGATAAGTGTTCCATCTACTACATTTGAATGCTTGAAATCTACAAAGTTAACTTCTTGCATTAATGGTCTATCATCTTCATCTTTTACAGGACCAAATGCACCTATAACTGGTTCTTCTCTTTGGCCAAAAGTGAGATAATCTGTAATGTCAGAAAAGGCTATCTTAATGTACTTATTTAGTACATCCATAGCATCTATAAATAACTCGCCAGTCATTGTTTGTTTAATTCGTTTGATTTCCTCACGAACTCTAACATTTCCTAACAAACGCGGACCTTGTACATGAGCAGTTGCTGGAGAATACCCTGCATTGATTGCTGCCTGTGTTGCATTAAAAGTTCTCACATAAAAAAGACAAAACATGCTTTGTTTATCAGTTAATCCGCTCTCTTCTGAGAAATCATCAAGTGATAATTCTGGAGCATATTCCTGAACTGAAGTAGTTGCATCTCTTGTCTTATTGGTTGCAACCTTTTGTTTTTGGGTTGCATCCTTTTTAAGTTCGGTTGAATCTTTTTTAGGAGCACCTCTTGACCAACCTTCTCTGCTTTTTCTACTCTTTAATGTACCGAGTTTGATATCGTGTTTTTCGGCTAGTGCCTTCAATGTAATATTTGTTTTTTCATACTCATTTCTGATTTCTTCCCAATTCATTTTACATTCACCTGCCACCTCCATTATTTACAAATAACAAAAAAGACACTCTTGTAATAGAGTGTCAACAACCATATACTTCATACACAATCTTACACACAATATATTGAAACTGATATAAGCAACCACTCTTATATCTGATTCACCCCATGCAACTATAAGCATTCGCCCAATATCATGTGAATCTTCCCTACTTAACTCTCTTCTGTGCGTGACGTATAGCCAAACATATATTAGTTATATGTTTTAAATAATGAATAGAGCTTCATTACGCTTATTACTTATTTACTTGTCAACATAGGCGATAGGAATCGAACCTATCACAGTCGGTTTTGGTGACCAACTCGCCACTTTGGAACATGCGCCCATACGTTTAGGAGTGTCTCCTTATTTTTTTATCGTAATCGTTCATTCCTTTGATAATACTTAATGCTACAGCTTTTCCTAAATGAGGATGTGCGTTAGTAGAATATTTACCAAATATAAACGACTTTATCTTATGCATATACCAATGATATTTGATTTGTATTGTTAATTTCATATCATATCTCCTTAATGTGTCATGCAGATACCGCAAAATAGGCAAACCGAAAAATAAAAGGCGCTCGACTTTTACATCAATGCGCCTTTAGAAAGAAGGTAAGAACATATTGGAAAGGAATTAGAAAAATAGAATCAAATAAAGGAGAAAGACCAAATAGTAATAAAGTAGGTAATAATTTATTATTATTTGATACTATTAATATATCACACATTTTTCAAGGTGTCAGTGTACAAAATGTGACCTATTGTTCAAGTTTTTCCCCGTCTAATTCCCTGCCAATTTGCGATTTAAGCTTTTTGATGTAATCGTAACTATATCCTGTTTCTGCTGCTATTTCTTTCAGTGTCATTCCCTGTACATAATAGCAATAAATGATCTTGTGTTTTATTCCATCAAACGTTGATAGTATCTGTTCCGCTTTCTCTTTCATTTTCTTACTAAATTCTAACGTTTGCTTCATATGGTCATAATTATCGCTTATTTTATCCATTCTTCCTGCTACAATATCCATTGGAACAGGCACTAATCCACCATTTCTATTAGGAGTAGGGTTGCTGCTTAAAAGTTTATATTGTATTTTCCATTCATTTTCTATACTTTCCACCAATTCCTCATAAAATTCTACTTGGTTACATACATCTTGGTAAAATTTCAATGTGTTTAATGGGCCTATTTGTTCTATCAATCCCGCTGTCATGCTTTCCCTCTTTTCTATATAACTTTCACTATTGTTCAAGTTTTTGTTACTAATTAATAGATTATCTTTCTCATCATATATCGAGGTTTATTTTCAATTACTTGATGCTGCATTTTATAATTTGTTCTTGTCTGTTGAATTGGAGGATTAAAACGATTATCTTGTCTTTTTTCTACTATTCTAGGGATTGTTTTTATTTTTTTGAGCAAGATACCCCATGCAGCTAAAAAACTTTCTTTTGCTCTTTTAAAAGCATCCGCCAACTTTTGTCCTAATAACTTTAATTGCTCTATTCGTATTTCATTTAATTCCATCTGATTAACCTCCGTTCGTTAACAAGGTTTCTATATATCTATTATACCATATTTATTTTTCCAATCTTTTAAAAAACTCTTTTTCTATTTTTGTTAGATTGTCTATAGTTTGTTGGATTTTTGCTATTTCTTTTTCAGCATGATGTCTATTTAATTCTTTAATAGCTGATATCCAAAAATCGTTCTTTTTATTTTTGATTCCATTTTTTATTCTTCGTTCATTTTTAAGTAGTACCCAATACACTTTGTTGAATAAGTTGAAACTTATAACCTCTAATTTACTGTTAACATAAATTTTAACTTCTCTTTTAGTTAGATTCCATTTTTGATATTTTATTCTAAATGAGTAATTTTCTGTTTCGATTCTTTTGCATTCATAAGAGCAATAATTCTCTCCTATCTTTTCCCAAGGATAATTTAATACAGCGTATATAATTTCGTTGCCGAACATCTTCTTTAATTGCCTATTAGACATAATCAAGCGCCACCTTCTGACATTATAGCCTTCAACATATCTTTCAGTGTATTCTGCATGCCTTGGTAACTTAAAGCGATTCCTCTCCAAGTAACAAAGTACCCTTCATAGATACCTGACTTTTCTAAATTGACTCCTTCTACAATCCGACTGGCATAGTTAGAATCATTGATGGCTCTTTTATTTGTCTCCCGCTCATATACATAACTCTGTCCACGTTCAGTTGCAGCTCTTCCAAAATAAAATTGATATTGGCTCTTATAGTATCCAGCGATCTTCCATGCTTCTCTTTCTGCTCGATTGTAATAATGCTCTAGCTTTGCTATTTGAAACGGAGAAAGGGAATCAAGATTCTCCTCCATAGCATTGATTGATTTCAATAAATCATTATGAGTTGCAATTGCTAAGCTTGCCCCCTTAGGCAGCTCATTTTTAATAGCTGCCTTTAATGCTTCTGGCGACAAAATTTCTTCTTGAATAGGCTGTTGCATTAGTATTTCTCACCGTACAAATTATTCAATCCATCCTCATATCCTTTTTCGTAAGGTTTAACAGTACACATTGCCACTATAACTGCTCCAACTAAAGCTCCAACACCAAACGAGATAACATGCATCATAACTTCTTCACTCTCCCAGATTTTAGTTTTTTTAGCTTATCTAACTCGATCCATCCCAGTGTTTTATCTAGAGTGACGATTTTTAATGGATAATCATACTTCTTTAAAAATAGCTTTTTCTTGATGAGGAATTCTTTCGTCTCTGCTCCTTTTACATCCACTATTTCAATGGATCCATCTAGATTATGAATCTCAAAGTCTGCTATATATTCAATCTTTCGAAAAGTTTCTCCATTCTTTTTGAATGCTTCCTGCAACAAGAATTTAGGCTGACATTTGAATGACTTAATTTGTTTAGCCTGCAGCAGCCATTTTAATTGTTCATAATACTTTGCTTCGGCTATTGAGTCGAACTTTACGTTGTCTACTACGACCTTTTTGTTTCCGTACTTGTTTCTCATTTACACCAGCCTTTTCGTTATATAGTTTCGTTAATTCTATTGGTTTTAAGCTTTGTAAGTATTCGTATGAGTAGTGAGTTATGTGTTCTAGAGTTGATATCATGTCTTGTCTTTCCATGGTCAAACACCTAGTTTGCCCGCTGCACTTCTTGTGGCAGCATTTAGTTTGTTTAATAATCTCGCTTCTGCTCTTCCTTTTTCATTTAGCATAGAATCATAACCTAATATGATCTTAGTTCCAATTACATGATCTATTTGCATTTCTGGAAAACCGTCTGTCGCTTTATTCAATGTTTTTTGAAGCTCATCTGCTGACATTCCATCTGTTTCTACAACTTTGTAATATCTTAATTTATCAGCCATTTATCACACCTCAATATCCTGTATCTTGTCTTATATGGTTTATCTTGTTTTTCTCAAAATAAGCCGTCTCTATCTCTTCCCATGTGAAGCCGAGCATTCTGCCTAATCCGATAAATCCCATGCAAAGATTATCAAACTCGTCTTGTTTTTCTTCTTCCTGCCAATCCGATTCCACTGATTCCCTAACTTTGCAACAAGCCGTGATTACCTCATTGAACTGATACTCAATGCTAGGTGTCTCGTATGAAGCTAATGATAAATTTGTATACTTAAGTTCCAATCCGATTTCTAAAAGAAAATGAAGTGCATCCACATATTCTTCAAGGAGTGGATTTTTTATCTCGTAAAATTCATCTATCTTTGTAAAAGGTATTTCTATGTCATCAAGAATTAATCGACGTGTACCAGACTTTGTAAAACCTTCAATTACGTTATGCTTTTTTCTGTATTCACTTTTTAATACAACATCAATTAAATTTGATTTTTGGTTCTTACTCCAAAATTTAAAGCCACGAAACTCATTCGCACATTCAGCTATCTCTACTTGCAATGCTAATATTAATTTTTCAAAACGATCTTCACCTTTATAGCCGATTCTATCTCTAAGGACTTTTTGTGTTTCAAATAGTTTTTGTAGGTTCATTTTGATTCCTCCCAATGTCCATGCTTTTTCATCACTTCGATAATTTCATCTACATATGGCTCATCTACATTAATGACAATATAAGAGTTATAAGGTTTCTTCCCATCATGTACTCTTCCGGCATGAACATCGTCTAGCACATCATTAATTGCGTGATTCATATTATTTATCCATTTAGGACTTGAGTACTTTTGAATATCGCGTTCGTTTAACACTGTATATCTGCGTTCACGACCTTCTAATACAGTTCCTTTAAATGCTGATTCTGGCATTCTCACAACCTCCTAATTTTTCATAAATACAAGCCAATGAGTCTTACTTCGTTTATTTCCGAACAGTGGTTTTTGATCAAAACATTTTAATACTTCACTTAGCTTTATTTGGTCTTCATTCCATTTGAAAATTAGTGTTCCATTTGGTTTTAGAACTCTCATACATTCGTTAAATCCTGCAGCAATATCTTTTGGCCAATCTTGATTTAGCTTCCCGTACTTTTTGGCCAACCAAGAATCTTCACCAGCCTTTAGTAAATGTGGTGGATCAAAGACAACTAAGTAAAAACTATCATCATCAAATGGCATATTGCGGAAATCTCCTACTACATCTGGTTTAACTATTAATTTTCGTCCATCGCATAATTCTGTTTCCAATTCTCGTTTATCCATGAAAATGGTATCTTCATTTTCTTTATCAAACCAAAACATTCGACTTCCACAGCAGGCATCTAAAATTCTTTGCAATGTCATTCTCCTTCTCTATTTGATTCTCTCCCTCCCGAAGGAAGGAGAGTGAAGCTAATAATTATTTATTTCGTATTATCTAATTGTTTATTCTTTCAGTCCTGGGAAAAACATCATTTCAATTCGTTCTCTTAATTCCGCCATGTCGATATACATATTTTTTGTTTCTTCGTCTAATGCGAATATGTTGTAGTCACAATGTTTCTCAATCCCCTGCATAGATAGTTTTAAAGACGTATGCATTGCCAAAATGTCATTATCACTTAATTGTAAGTTGTTCATGCTGTACACTCTCCCATTTGTTGTAGTAATAACACTTTTCTATACTGCGCTTACTGTCCATTCTTCGATATTCCGCTTCTAGCCATTGCTTTAAATCCATACACCTATCTGCAAAAGGACAATTACAGATAGGTGGCCTTTGTTCTTTCACTGCTGCTTTAATCTCCTTGATAACTCACTTTGTGCTGCTGTTCTATATTCTGTATAACGTGCTAGGTAATATAGTTGTTGTAGTGTTGCTTTTCTTAGGTTCATAACTTTGTAGCACCTTTAATCATCATTGCTTTTGCACTTTCAAATGCTCGTATTACTACGTCAATGCTTTCTACTTTTTCAAATAGCATTCTTACTGGGGTATCCGTAACTTGAATCGTAGTATTCTCTGGGTACTCTGTATATTTTCCGATTCGATCTCTACTGCTATTATTCATAAATGCTACTACTCCAATAGATTCACCTTCTAATGCTAATAATCCAGGAGCAACATTTATATCTCCATAACCAAATTCCAATTGCTTTGTTTTTTCTATATCAACAATAGGCATGCTTTTCTCCCTTTCTTAATTAGAATGGTAAATCATCATCCGAGATATCTATTTGACTACCTGGCGCAAACGGATCATCTACGTAACCACTTCGATTGTTGTTTTGCTGGCTTGATTGATTACTAGATTGATTGTTCCGATTATTTGATTGGCTATCGTTATTTCTTGTATCTAAAAATTGAACGGATTCAGCTATAACTTCTGTAACATATACACGTTTTCCATCTTGGCCTTCATAGCTGCGTGTTTGGATTCTTCCATCAACCCCCGCGAGTGAACCTTTTCTAAGGTAATTCGCTACGTTCTCTGCTGCTTTTCTCCACACTACACAGTTAATAAAGTCTGCTTCTCTTTCTCCTTGCTGATTCGTGAAGGTTCGGTTAACCGCAAGCGTAAAACTCGCTGTAGCCACTCCTGATGACGTATATCTTAGTTGCGGATCTGCAGTTAATCTTCCGCATAAAACAACTCTATTTATCATTAATTTCTTTCTCCAATCCGAATTCTTTTATTTTGTTATAGATTGTCTTCCTTGTTACTCCAAAGTGCTTAGCTGCTAAAGTCGGCCCTTTTTCCACCACTACTGCCTTCAAAACTGCTCTTTCAATTTTTTTATATGAAGGATGATTTTCCTTGATTTCTAAACGCTGTTTAGCTTTTTCTGACATCTTCGCTTTTGTTTCAGTACTAAAACTCCTACCTAAATTGTGTAAAGTTGTATGTTCTTTATTAGTCGTTAGTTGCAGATTTTCTAGGCGATTATCATGTTTAATCTCATTTTTGTGATGTACTATTTCATCAGCAGTTAAAAGTCTCTGCAAATACATTTCCATAATCACTCGATGTTCGAAAATATAACCGTTTCTATCTGAATTTGGATGTTTCTTGATACACAACACAACATAACCCTTATTTGTTCTTTTTCTCCCAGTAACATTTAAAGGAATCCCGTTAATAAATATAGTGTAGAATACTTGCTTTTCTTTTAACGCTGGCAAAATACATCACTCCGTTCTCTTGCGTGTTCCCGTATATCTTCACTAATACGGATAATGGATTTATTTACGCATTTTTACTTAAAATCATAAGATTTGCCCGTCTTAATAAGTACCTGATGCGTTTTACAATATGGTGAGAGCTTCTTTATTTGCTCTTTATTTACTTTTGGTTCATATATTGTGATAACTGTTAAAGGTTCATTATCCCTTGATATTCCGTGATGTGTTACTACTCTTCTTGTCATTAGCAGCACCATCTTTCACATACTCTTCTCGGATAATTTGTTTTTGCCATTTGAGCCAACTATCTTTTGACATCGCTCTTCCTCCTGCTTCATGAATTTTTCATATAACTCTTGTGTTGGATTCTCGATGTGTCCTTCCATCCATAGATCCCAAGCATCTTTGAAATAATGAGGACCAAACAACTTTTCATGTTTATCTTTCCAAAACTGATCAAGTACTTTGATAGTGTGTACTCCCTCTGCTCCTGTATGATGCGACTCGCACAATGGGACTAGGTTTCTCCAAACACCTCTACCGCCGATACCGTAGCCTTTATGCATAATGTGATGAAGTTGATAGTTAAGATTTCCACAGATAGCGCACGCTTCCCCATAGAATCTTAGTGTTTCATTTGCTGTCTTCCGATTCACTTCCCCGCGTTTCTTCCAGTGGGGTATTTTTCGGTTGTGAAACATTTCAATATTCTTATTTACTTTCGTTTTTCGCTTCTTCTTTGGTTTTTGCACTTTAAACTTTGGTCTATCTTTCTCCTTTTGATGTCCTGCCAACTGTTTACTTTTCGGATATGGATTAAATTCGCTATTCATTTGGCTAACATCTCCTCATTCAAGTTTTTATTGAACTATTGTTCAAGTTTATAACCAGAAGTTTCCTATTTTTCATCTTATCCGCCTACCATATATGCCAATTTTCTCGTGGATCTATTTCCTCCAGGTACAATAATTCTAAAACCATCGGCAGACAATCGAATTCGTCTTTATCTAACTCGTATGCTATTTCTTTTAGTGGTTTATTTTCTTTCCACATTTTCTTAAACTCTCTTACTTCTTTATTTGACCATATCCAATCAATTGGTATTCGCTCCATAGCAATTCTAATTCCGTATCTTGTTTTAACTAGATGTGTGCTTTCTATATTTCCAATAGCTTGTGCTTCCGACATAAGCAATCACTCCGCTTGTAAGATAAATCTCTTTGCTTGTGGCGTTAACCATTGTTCGAATGATTTAGTAACTAATCCAGCAGCTAAATAACATTTCCAAGCTGTATGAAAAATCTCATATCTATCTAATTGCTCTTTAGTTAATGTTTGTTGTTCCATTTTCTATCACCTTTACCTTTCTTAATCTCGCTCTCCATAATTGACTTTGAATATTTTCTTTAAATACGCACCGTCCATATTCATCTTGTGTAAAGGCCTTTGCTTGTCGTATGTTACATTCTGGTCCATATACTAGCTCGAATCCTCTACCTGTTAAATCTTCTATCGCTTTTTCAATTTCCTCTTTCGCATGATCTCCGTCCCTTTGTATGTTTGTGTAGAAGTATTGAGACATTACACTGCACACTCCACGAATGCAATGAATAATAGTTTTCCGTTATGAATTCCAGTAGAGTAAGTAATTTTAGGATTTTCAGCGATAGCTAAAATTTCATTCACTAGATCTTCAAAAGTTGGTAGATATTCACTTGTTATTACTTCCACTTTTCTATTCATGACGCATCCTCCTAGTTTTGAAATAATATACTTTCTAATTCTTCGTTTTCTTTTTCAGCTTCTTCATCTCGCACACTTTCTTCTGGTAAATATATTTCTATCGCCATTTTCTTTATACGGCTCTCTATCCGTCCTTCTTTGTATATCTGACCAATATCATCAATCGTTCTATTAGACGTGAATATCGTTGCTTTCAATCGTTCTAATCGATAATCTAATATCTTAAATAAAATACGTTCCGAGAAGTCGCTATTTTTTTCTACAGCAACATCATCTATTATCAGTACATCAACTTCACGAAAGGTTTTGATGATGTCTTTTTCAGTAATTGAAGATTCTGCGTTAAAAGTATTCTTAACCGAATCCATAAGATCATCCGATTTCAAAAAGGCTATATTCACTCCGTACATTTTCACTAACGCATTAGCAACGCTGGAAGCCAGCCTTGTTTTACCACTACCTTTTACTTTGCTATATAGATAGATTCCTTTTCCTTTCTGTTGCATAGTTAGAAAATTAGTTACGTAATTAGCAGCAGCTTTTTTTGCAATCCCGGCTATCTCGATGCTTTCATTACTTTTGTAAATATTGGGATTAAAAGAACCAACTGTTGCATTTTTAAAAATTGGAGGAACATTAGAAAGTTCTAACCTTTTTTCTATTTGTTTTTGCTTCATCATTTGTTCATAACACTCGCATTGCTCTTTCCATTCATCCAACACTTTGGGATTAGGATTATTACGTTTTGACCAATCTTTTTTCCATATCCATCCGCTTCCGTCACACTTGTTATAAGGGCAATCACTAGAAGGAGACGTCAATATCTGTATTGGATTGGATGTTAGCGAGTTTTTTTCTTCGTTCATTCGCTGCGCTAATTTTGGATGCTTCTGCATGAGCGTTTTCATTACTTCTGATATTGGTTCCATTATTTGCTCCTTTCTTCTCTTTCCTTGCCCAGTTCAGTATGGTGAGATAGTCGCTCTTATATTTCTTTCCAGTAGATCCTTTGTATAGGTTTAATGTTTCAATACGTTCATTAGCATTTTCTTCTCCGAATTGTTCAATAAGCTTTTTATATTCTTCTTGAGTCATAGAAACAAATTCTGCTAGTTTCGTTTTTTTAGAAGTAGAATTAATTTTTTTCTTTTTTGGAGAAGTATATATATTATTATTATTTAGTTTAATATCATTACTTAGTATAGAGTTATTACTTAGTAGTCCGTCGTTTTGTACAAGTACGTTTTGTACATCTACATTTTCTACATGTACAAAATCGGCAAGTAGAGGAGTTTCATAAACATGAGTTTCCCATGATACAATTCGTTGTCCTTCTCTGATTGGCACCCTTTTTACATAACCTCTATCTTTTAACTCTTTAAATCCCGCTCTAAATGACTTTTCGCCATCGGTTGAGTGCTTTATTAATTCTTCTACATAGAAAGTCCAATCGTCGGGCATTGACAACATATAAGCCATAATCCCTTTTGCTTTCCAGCTTAATTGATCGTCATTGAGTACGGTTTTATTAATAGTCACATAGTTTTTGTCTTTAACGACTCGATATATACCCATTTTTTCACCTTCAATCCTTGTAAATCGAACAAAAGTTCCCTGTTTCTTTTTTATATTTTCTGGTATATAATTAGAAACAGGGAAAAAACTATAAAAATGATCGTGAATTTTTAGTCTAGTGTTGGCGCACTGGACTTATTTTTTTGTATATTTTCAGCAGTATAATTAAGAATTGATATTAGATTTTTCTCTTCTTCATTTATTTCTGCCTTATTTGTAATCTTTGCAATTAGATTATTAAGATCTCCTGTTAAATCATTTGGAGGATTATAAGCTTTTAAAATCACACTATCTTTATTCACATACATTTCCATTCGCTGTCCGTTTTCCCAGCCGTGAATATCTCTTATTTCTTTAGGGATTATAATACGTCCTAAATGGTCAATCTTTCTTACAATACCTACCGCTTTCATATTTGGTTCCTCCTCAAATTAATGGTCTCCATGTTCTCACCCACAATAACGCTTCTTCAAAATCTTTTCTTTTTACAAAAATATACTTAGGAGCAGCAAAGGCTCTTCGTAGATGACTATGGATTTGTGAGTAAATTTCTCTTGTTGTTAACTCATAATCATTTTTAATGGACTCCACACGTTTTTTAATTTCATGATGTAATGTTTGTTGTTGACCATGGTTAAGTGTTAATTCTTCACTCACTTGATGTTTAACTAAATCGAGATCGTTTTTGATATGATTAATTTCTTCTGCTGTTTCTAATGATAGTTTCATAGATGCAATAAGTTGTTCTTTTTCTGAAAGAACTTTGACAGTTGAATAGTATTCATCAACCAACATTTCGTAAGCATCCCATGCAGCATCTGTATTTAATGATTTAGCGTGCAGCCAAGCTCCTTTTTCTGTCCAAAGAAACAATGATGAAGTGAATTTAAGGCTTTCATCAATTTGATGAATCGTTTTAAATTCCTTTAGTTCTTCTCCGAGTAGCTGAATAAAATGCTTGCCAGCTTTATAACGATTTCTGTTTCTTGTGTAATTATTTGAGATAATTTTTACATCTGTTCCATATGCTTCAGCTAATTGAGCTGTAGTTAAAACACGTTGATTGTTATGATTGATTACAGTTAAATTCATTAAATTACCTCCAACAAAGTTATTAGCAGCTCCCATGTTGTTACTTTCCTTTTCCTATATATACATTTCCGTTTTCCATCTGGAAAACTACCCCACGAGGTAGTTCGTTCGTGTAAATAACACTCATGTATTTACCTCCTTTCACATATATTTTTCAAGAACGATTAAATCTGTAATTTCGCACTTGAAATACGTACATAAAGCAGCAATCAAATCAGCGTTGAATACATTAAACTTTTGATGATAGAAATTAAGTAACGTTCCATAAGGAAGTTTTGTTTCTCTACTTAATTCACTAACAGAATTAATGTTGTTTTCTGCCATAAGTATCTTAAGTCGATGCTTTATAATCATCTAAGATCACCTCCTTTGAAGTAACCTTTGATTACTAACTTCATAATCAAATTTTACAACATGTTAGTAAATTCGTCAATTACAATTATTAAGAAAATATTACTTTTTATCACTTTGTTAAAAAATATTTGCATAATCTGAAACTTTTTTGTATATTAGTAGTATATTTTACTAACGGACAACCAAATTGAAAGGAGAAACAGTAAATTGAAAGTTAAAAATAACCTTGCATTATTAATGGTTCAAAAAGGTATTAAATCTGTTTCAGAATTACAAAGACAATTAAAGGATAAAGGACATCCAATAGCGCGCCGAACACTTGACCGTTTCTATAACAATGATAATAACCAAATCCATTACGATACTATTACAGCTATTTGCCACGTGTTGAATTGTGACATTGGAGAGCTATTTTCATTAGTAGAAACAGATGAAAATGATAATAAAAACTAAAATGTGCGATGTGTTAAAGGTGAATAAATTATGATAGTTAAAAACAACTTACGTATTTTGATGGCCAAGCATAAAATGAATATTCAAGATGTTCATAAATTAACTGGGTTAAGCAGAACTACCATTTCAAAACTCTATAATGAAACATCAACAAAAATTGGATTTGATACAATCGCAATTATTTGTAAGCTTTTCGATTGCGAAATTTCCGATCTTTTATTTATTGATAAAGTTAAATGATTTTTCGGGATAAAACTTGAATAACCATTCAAATTTTTCGTTATACTATTACTCTATTAGACTACTTTATTAAAAGGAGGTCCTACATATGAAAAGAGGACATTATAAACAACCAAACTATAAACCCACAACATCTATTACACTGGATGAAGAATTATTCGTAATGATCGATAAGTTTAAACATCGTAACGAGATTGATAGTCGCAGCCAAGCGATAGAAAAGCTTGTCCGTTTAGGTTTTAAACAATTGAAGCAGCAAAGATTGTCGAGGATGCAAGGATAATGGCCGAGCATCCTCTTTTTTTTACTTTCCTTGAAGCCAGTTATAAAAAGCAGTTGGATTAGTTTTGGATATTTCTAATATCTCTTGTTCTGTTTTTATAATTCCAGATTGAAAACCGGTAATGAACGCGTCTTTTATTGTCTTTTTAATCCATTCAGGAGAATTTTCGCTAATCATTTTATCTTTTACTTCATTCCACGCATCTTCTTCTTTCTTTTCTAAATAAGTATTAATTGCGGCTTCTAGTTTTGGGTCCATCAACATTCCCCCTCCTTGAACTTCCATAACTTTGGTGAAATTCCGTATAAGAATATTTGATCTCCATTTATATTAACTTCGAATGCTTTTCCATTTGGATAATCTCCTGTACCAGTTATGACACCTTCATCACCGGGATTTATAATTAACGGACCGAGTGTTTCATCTTCTATGTCATTTACGATCATTTTCTCTAACGCAATGATGATGTCCATTATTTTTGTTCCTCCTTTTCAAGTGCATCCATAACTACTTTTAGATAGTCTTTAAACTCAACGCTACTAATTGCACCAAATTGATTTATGTTTTCTGGATCTTCGATAGAGAAAAACCATCTACCGTTTACCCATTGACTTCCTCTTGTATTATTTAATCCAAACGTATCATGAGCTTTAAAAGGACTAATTTCTTCTACTTCATCAAGTAAACCTTTCATAATCTGATTGAATTTTGATTTTTTCTTAAATATATGAATACCATCTTTATTAGAATTTTTAAGTAACTCATCTTTGAATTTTTCATAATCAGGTGTACCATATTCAATTCCGAAATATTCAGAGTGATAGAAAACAAATCCTTCTTCAAATCCATATTTCTCTTTAATGATACGATAGAAGTTGTTAATATCATCAAACTGTTTATCCTTCTTCTTATACCAATCACTATCTTGGTTAACCTCATATATATGTTCATCTAACGTTTTCATTTCATAACCTCCTATGCAAATCCTTTAGTTTTGCCGTGTTTATGCCATTTGCGATCACCTTGATTATTAAACAAGTATATATTTCCTACTAAGCCGCTTTCTTCCCATACATAGATAGTTCCAGGAGTATTAATTTGCTGTGCTATTTCATTAAGTGTTAGTTCTAAACAATAGTTATCAATATCCTTCCAATCTAGTAGATCATTAGAGATTATTGCTTCATTTACTATGATTCTTACATTACAATTTCTACAGTCAATAGTAGTTTCGCCTATGTCACGCATGATTATTCACCCAATCTATCAATTTCTTTTCTGCCATTTTCGATAATATCGGAAATCATATTTAACCTTCCGTAAATATAATTGTTTTCTTTTGTTAGTTTGGAAACTTGCGAGATTAACCGTTTGTTATTCGACTCTGCTAATTCTAATTTACCAACAAGGCGTTTTAGCTTGTTTTCTGCATAGCATAGTACCGAATAAGGACTAGCAATCATATCTTCCATACCATGTCCTTCTGCTTCTTGGTCTGATTCATCAAATAAGCTTCGAATATCAGCTAACTTTTCAATCAATTGATCGTTTTCTTTTTGTAGATATTCAAGTTTATATTCGAGTTCACTTAATTCAGCAGTCATATATTAACCTTCTTTCCTTCGATTTCTTCTTTATAAGCTCTTAGGTATTTTTCTGTTGTTTCAGCATTACTCAAAGGGAAAGGAGTTTTTTCCCACAGTATGAACATAACTTCTTTGTCAGTGGCATCTGGAAAATACTTTCGTACCCAATCACCTAAAGTCATAACGGTAAGTTTCCTTTCTCGATATCTATTAATTTACCAAGATAGTATGCTGCCTTCTCTAAATCTTCTAATCCATTCTTGTATTTATACCTGGATATATACTTAAGAGCATTACCAATATAGAAGCCTTCCGATACTGTAAATTCGCCTTCTTTAGGAAAGTGTTTCTCCAGGTACCCATTCACATCTATTTCGTTTTTGTGGTAGTGTGATGGATTATTAATGATGTCTAACTCTTCTTCTGGATCGTCAAGTATGCTCCATTTACCTTCTAAAATATACATATATACTTCGCTATAGAAAATCCGTATGCTACTACTCTGTCCTTTTAAACCTATTAAATATTTATCATTGTATTTTTTAGCAGTACTTACTTTGTTCATTTGGTTTATAAATTCAAATTCATCGGGTAAAATCAATTTCCATATACGATCTTTCAATTTATCTCTAACATAAGGTGGAGCATATTCGTTTTCATTGATTAGATAATTTCCTTTTTTGTTTAATTCTGCAACATAGCACCCTGACTCTATTTCTAATTCGAATTTATTAGGTAACTTCATTCCTCTTCCTCCGCATCCATATATTTGCCGCAGCATCTGCATTTGAATTTAGGGATAATTTTATAATCTATTTCTGTTTTCTTACATTCTTCGCATGTGTAGACGATCATATCTTTCACCTTATTTGTTTATATGGTCATATATTAAAATTTTAGATTGTTTTAATATGAACTTAATATCTAATTTATTTTCTTCTTGAATAGCTTTATCCGTACTTTACAATTTATTAAGAGTTTATACAATAGAACGCTTATGCACATTGTTTAACAGTTGTTAAACAAAATACTATAGGCTATAAATCAATGTTATTCTTCCTAATTGAACAATAGTTTTGAACTACTCTGTTAATATGCTTAAATCATAGTTAGACTCAATAAACCGAATAGTCTTTTTTCTGTTACAGTCATTGCCTAAATATGTGTAGATTTCTTGCATTTCTTCAAAATTAAAATCAGTTTCTAAAAATTCATTTACTATCGATCTAATTCGCTTCTGCCAGTAATCACTAATACCTTTACAACTTGGTCTAGACAGCCAAGCGATTACTTTACACTTTAATTCTAGTTCTGTTTCTACATCTTCTAATCTAAAATAAATATTGTTTTTTGGTTCGACAATTAATTCGAAGTTATGGTTTATAAAACATTTTGGCGAATGTTTTTGGACTAACCTCATAAATGTTTTAGCTAAATCTATATTCACTTTATTCTTCCTCCTTCATACTATTTTCTGCTTAGCATCTTCGATTAACATTCTCCAATTGCATCCACACGAGCATGTAAAGGAGGTATATTTAGTTGCTTTGAAATATTGATTTGTTACTACTGGTTTAGTACATTTCGGACAATACGCTTGTAATTCTGCGCCTGTACGCCCTCTATCTTCTTTTGGCTTCCGATTAATTTCTTTTTCATGTTCCCCTATACCATGACAACGTGGACAAGTACGATACTTAGGTCTGCCATGTAATTTACCGGCGTATATTTGACCGGATCCATTACAGGTTAAACAAAGCGTCATGTTAATCATGCTTTTGCTCCTTTCTCTGCTTCGCAGTAGTTTCGTATGGTTCGTTACTTAACTGGGAAAATATCAATTTCAACTGGATTCTCATAAGTCCAATAAGCTGTAGCGTGGTCACTATTAAATGCTTTTTTCAAGAATAGCTTGTATTTCCTCTATAACTTCGTCTGTCATACAATCCATGGCACGCTCATCCCAATCTTCATACATTTCTTGTGCTTCTAATTCTATATAGCTTTCGACCATGTAGTTTGCATTTGGTGACCATTTTTGTCTTTTGATTACACACCAGTTAGATGTTTCATGATGTGGTTCCCCAAGGTCTAATATTTCCCTTTTTAATTCTGCTACCGTATAGGTTAAATGTGATTCCTCAACACTTATTTCTACATCATCTGCTAATTGTGATAATTTCATCATCTTCATTTTTCATCTTCCTTCCTGTCGCATATTAGTTATCTAACAATCATCATTTCAATCTCCCCGCAATCTTTACATTCAAAAATAACTTTCTCTTCAAGTGGTAAAACATCTACTTTTTGAGATTTACATTTATTACAAGTGACTGTAAAAAAATCCATCCCCATAAAATTTTCGTCCAATTTTCATCCCTCGCTATAGTTATCTATTCTTACTTATAACACCCAATCCATAAAACCCTTCGAAATCACTCTGACCTTGCTTCTCTTTTTCTAAATCACGTTCCCATCTTTCGATCTCTTCAAGAGTACATAGCGAGTAATCAGGAGTCCATTCGCTAGGTCTTATATCTAAATGCCATTGTCCATATGTTTTACTCACAACCTACAACTCCTATAGGATATAGTTATCTAATTACTAATCTACTTTTCCTGCTAAGCAACAAACCTTTATACTCCTTGCTTCAATGAGTCTAACTGTTTCTTTAATTCGTGAAACCATTCAGTATCATTTGTATCAATAGCTAATCCAATCATTGCGATAATATCAGTTTTTTCTAAATCTAATGGTGCTATTTGTACTTCATCTATTCTTTTTGCTGCTTTATGATTTACTACATATTCGCCAGTTGTTATATCCTTTGCGTAGGATCCGATTGTTGCCCATGTATCTGTGCATCGATGGATAAATTCTGTTTTCCCATCTACTACTACCCAATCTCCTTCTCTCATTTTGATTCCTCCAATAAATTAGCGTTTTGATAGATATTGCCGATTACTTCTGCTCGATGCCAAATTTTATTGACTAACCACATACCTACAATCCATTCAGCGTGCTCACTATATTGGACAACTTCCTTTTCGCTTTCTGACCCTGTGCTAAACAACCGTTTATATTGAAGAATATCTCCTTCATAAATCTCCACACCGTTTTTGTCTTTTAAACCAGTATATTGTTGGTAGATAAATCTACCTTCGCCGTTATTTTCTAAAGCTGAAACAAGACTTTCAATAACTCTAGAATGATTCATAAAACACGTTTCTTTTGTATCCCACATTCTAAATTTAAACTGTCTCATATGGATTCCTCCAACAGTTCAGGATTTTCATAGATATTACCTAAAACTTTTAGCTCATGGAATTCATTCCATAGTGGAATAGCTGCTGTACCATTATCTATCCACCAACATCCTTCATACATTTTAACTTCGCCAATAAATGTTCTTTGATCTCCAAATGCTAACACTGTTCGAGCTACAATATCTCCTTCGAAAATTTCAATATTATCTTGTGAATTATCATTTTGCTCAGTATATTGACCAACCGTATCTATGTCCACAGTATGTTCAATTTGTGAATAGCCAACTGAACTACTTCCTGTCGTTACAATGGTAGGTGCTACCTCTGGTGCGGTAGTTATTAAATTCCCATAAACCCATACATCCGTATAAACATTTTTACCTCTAAATTTTATTTCTCTCATCCACTAACAACTCCCATCCCTAATAAGATTATTATGACAAGGGATACAGCCCAAAAATAAATCGGCCATATCCAATGTTTCGAATCTAGTAAAATATGTTCCTTAGCTTCCTCTTTTTTCTGCTCTTTCTCGATGTATATAACTTCTTGTTTAAGTGCTGACACATCGACCACTCCCTACATGATAATAAGCGTGAGTTTCTATTTCCGCGCAATTTATGGAACAAAAATTAATTTTCCTGTTAATTCAGCTATTTCTCGCTTGAACATAGCTTCATCCGAATTTTTATCTGATAAATGCAGCAACCATATTTCTTGTACTTTTGATAGATCATTCGCTCTTAGAAATTCTTTAACGTTATCTAAGCTAAAGTGAGATTTCATAAGTCGTTTCTTCATTACTGCTGGGACTCTTCCACTGGCTATATTTTCGTTCAGAATGCCTATGTCATAGTTACACTCCACCATTAGATGTGTTAGCCCTGCAAAGCGATATTTGATGTAATAAGTGTCTGTCGCAAATAAAAGCTTATCTCCTTGCTGATTAGCTAATAGGAAGCCATATGGTTCAGATACATCGTGCTGGACATCGAAAGGTAATATAGTCCATGTACCAACTCTAAATTGCTTCTTCGATTGAACAGTTTGGATCCGATGGTGTTCTATCCCTATTGCTTCTTTCGTTCCTGCGGACATATAAACGTCTATTCCAGCTTTTAAAATATCCTTTATGGATTTAACGTGATCACCATGTTCGTGACTCACTAGGCACCCAGCTACTTGTGACATCTTAAAATCAAAGGCTCTTTGAATATTTTTATAAGTAATCCCGCATTCTAGGAGCAAAGGAGTAATGCCATCAGTAACGATATAGGCATTCCCCTTGCTTCCTGTGGAGATTGTTTTTATCTCAATCACCAGGTAGGACCATCACTTTCTGTTTCTTGCTTAGGTTCATCTTGAGATATATCAGTATCTTCCTGTTTCTGTGGGTCTTTTGCTTCGTCAACCACTTCAACTTCAACTTCAACATCTATAATGTCTCCATTAGCATTCTGCTCTAACTCTTCTTGCAATTGTACTTCTGCTGAAATATCATCTTCTCGGTTAATATGATCAAACACTAAGCTTCCATCATCACTACTATTTAAGAATTTTTTACACGCTCTATTTATTACCGTCTTTTTAGCCATTTCTTGGCGGAATTCTTCATGAGTAGTTCCTTTTTTCTCTTCTGTTTGACCTTCTCCCCAAAATTGAGCCTTACTCCATGCTTTTCTTAATTCATCTATGGTCATTAATTCTGTATAACTAGACTCATCAGATAGAATAATCGTGCAGTAAGCACCTTGTATTTTATCTTTGTCGATGTTTCCGAATTTTTGCTTATGAACTAAATTAGTAATCTTGCCATTTATCATTTCATAATCGACTTCATCACCTTCGTAGATCACAGCTGCTTCGATACTTTTTGCACCAGTTACTCTTTTTGTAACAGCCATTGTTCCAAAATATGAACGTTGGAATGTAAGTTGATTTCCGTAAACAATGAAGTATCCTTGTTTCTTAGCTGGGTTTAATCCTTGAACAACCATATCTAGCAAGCTGTTTGCAATACTATCCTTTGTGCAAACCTCTAAGGCTGGCTTGTATCCGTTATTTTTTCCGGTTTTAATCGATTGAAGAATTAGCCAAGCAGACTTCATTGCATTTTCTGGACTATAATTGGCAGGGAAATGAATTTCGTTATTCTCCTGGAACTCTTTCACTTTTTTTGCAACAACATCCACTGTATCTTTTTTTACCATTGCTAATTGATTACTCATTATTAAGATTCCTCCTTTTAATTAATCACAATATGTTCTATTACAATGCGGGCATCCGGTTACAAGTTGATTTGCCGCTTTATCAACTGTAATTCCAGTAACAATAGTTTTTTCTGGTTTACCGTCTTCAAAAAACATTATTCTTTTTTGTTCAATTGGCTCATAGATATTCTTGTGGCAATTCCAACAAACTCCACTTCTGGGAGCAAAATGAGGATATCCCTTCTCTTCACATAATCTCTTTTGTAATTCAACACTTTCTTGAACGTTATAATTACTCATTCTTCTTCCTCCTCTTCTTCGTAAACAAATTTCACTTTTTTACCGTTATGTTCTATAAGAAATGATTCTAATAAGCTTGCGAACTCAGAAGCACCTACAATATCTCGTTCTAATGTTGCATCTTCTGGACAATCATATAGTGGAAAAGTGCCAATTCGTTCTTTCCCATCGATATACAACGTTTCATGACTAGCTCCATCGGAATTAAACCCAGTAACAACTTTAACTTCAACTATTTCGGCCATATTAAACCACCTTCACATTTACAGGTATAAGGTCTGAATCATCTTCAATTTCTACTCGTAACTCTTTATCTTGTTCAGACACAATTAAAGCAATTGTCTGTGCCTTCGTATCTATCAATTTAGTTACAGCTTCGGCATTATCAATAAAGATAGGAGCCATGAACTCATAGTGTTCCGAAAGAGTATTGATAATATCTAATCCAACATTGATGCGGGCAGCATTATTTAAACCGCTAGAATATGGAACTCCATTAAACGTTGTTTCACAAACCTCTTGCAATCCACCGTTCACTTGTGTTTCAAACAGTTTGAAGCGAGCATACTTGAACTTAGAATTGATACGTTCTTCTAACATAGTTACCTTTAGACGGATAAACTCTTCTGTTAGATATAAGTTGCCTTCCAGTTCTTCAAACTCGGCAGCAAGGTTCCTTTCCTCTTGCATTAGTTCCTCAATCCGCTTATTTTGAGCATCGATGTTTGCAAGTTGACCAATTTTGTTTTGAATCTGATCACGCTGTTCTTTTTTATCTAGTATTTCCATTTGAATACTCTGAATTTGTTTGTTAGCATCCTCACGAATAGCCTTTATTTGCCCCTCTAAGCTTTGTTTTTCTTTTAGCTTCTCAACATAAGTAGGATTATCAAACACGTCAGTTACAGTTGATTCTAGCTGTTTTAATTGTTCTTTTAATCCTTTTAAGAATGTTTCTTTTTCGCCTACTTGTTTTTCAATCTTTTCAATTTCACCATTAATATTGGCTATTTCATTTTCTAAAACATCGACACGTTCTTTTTTGGATTTACCTTCTTTATCGATCTTTTCTATTCGATTAGATTTATCACTATTGAATGCAGCTAAAGCTTTGTTTCTAACTTCCTCTACTTGTTCAACTGGTAAGTCTTGTTTACAAGTTGGACATACACAAGCATCTTCATGAGTGAACTCTAGTTTGTTTATTACCGTCCAATCTTGCCGTAAATTGTTTAGCTCTTCTTCTAGTGATTTAATGCTATATTCTTTTGAAGATTTCAGTTGCTTTTGATTATTAATTTTAGAATTTAGAATACTAATATTTGATGTTTCTTCTTGGATGCGTGATTTTAACTGATAGATTTTTTCTTTACTATCTGATTCGTTATCACGCTTTATCTCTAACAATTCCATGTCTATCTTTTGGATTGATTGTTGAATATCTGATATAGCTTTTCCGTTCTTAATGCTATTGATATTAGTCATTAATTCATCGATTTCATTATTTAGCGCTGTTACTTGCTGTTCCAATGCCGATTTATCTAATCCGTTTGTGTCTGGAAGGTTACGTCTAATTTCATCGATACGAACAGGAATCTTTTCTAACTCATCATTGATTTTCTTTCTTCGACTAGCAATGATCTTTCGATAATCTTCAATGCTTTTACCATTTAGAATAGATGGTAATGCACTTAATTTTGAACTAGATGAAATTACTTCATTGTCGGTAACATCGCCAGCAATACTTAGTAAGATTTCTCTCCGTTTTTGCCAATGAAGTTGTTCATTAAAATATGTTGGACTAGTAAGTAATTTGAAGATATCTTCACTCATGATAGATTCGATCTTTGCTTCATACTCTTTTTTCTTTACTGGTACATCATCTATGAAATATGTTGTAGTATGGCCAGTAAATTCTGCTATCGCTTGACCACGTTTCTTTGTCCACTTTTCAGCAAATACTTTCTTTAACTTTAGATATTCACCATTAATATTAAATTCAGCTTCTACCTCATGTTCTAATCCAGGGATAACATTGTTATTTTCATCTAAAGTCTTAATTTGAAAGTTCGATTTATTCTGACTATCTTTATCAAAAAATAAATAGCTAAATGCATCAAACAAAGTTGTTTTTCCTGTAGCGTTATCTCCATATGTCTTAGCGTTTCTTCCGTTAACTACTAATTCGAATGACTTGCACCCTTTAAAATTTCTTAATGATAGTCTGTTCAATAATAAGATAGACAATTGAATATTCCTCCTTGAATATTATTAGAAATATTGTTATAGTTTGGTTAAATATATTTTGTTTAAAGACTAACTACGTGGCTGCGTATGTTAGTTTTTTTATTAATCTATTAGACTTGCCAAACATTGAAATATAGATTCGCTTTCTCTGATTGTAGACATTTAACAGTTAAACCTTCATATAAGTTTTCTGTTTCTGTCATTTCACCAAATACGTTGTTAGCTTCTTTCTTCGCTTTTTCGTAAGTTTCTTGATTAAAGTTACCCATTGATAATATGATGCTTGCTCCACTATTAATTGATTGCTGAATGTAGTTTAAAATTTGTTCGTTTTCCAATGTTCTTACCTCCTTAGTGCGGATAAGTTTCGTACTACGCATTTACAAAAATCTTTATACCTACTTTTTTTAAAGCTTTTGAATCTAAATTTCGTATCTCTTCTTCACTTATTAACTCTTCATCGATATGGTTTTGATATTCAATATAATCCATTAATTCATTAATTAAAGAATTAATATGTCCACCATTGTAAATTGAAAAATTATTTTCAATGTCCCACGCTTCGTAATTTTTCATTTTGTCCATTCCCTCACATTAGTTATCTAATCGGCATTAAGATATTTTAGATTCAGGTCTATTCTCTAACCACTTAGCAAAGTCTTTCTTTGTTACATACTTCAATCCACCGACTTTAAATGTTGGGAAACCAGATTGTTTCATTAACTCATAGCCGAAACGTCTCTTCTTATTAAAGAATTTTCCTACGTCCTCCGCCTTCATTAATTCTGGGTAATCTACCAATAAATTTAGGTAATAATCATGTTGTGTTTCCATTGAGAAACCTCCTTAGTATTTAAAATTTGAACAATGATTCAAGTTATTTGTGATAAAAAAATGAACTGCTTCCATTACTGATTGAAAATGATTATATAACTATCATTTTTTTGAATGGTTGTTCAAGTTAATCTAGATAATGCGATTGAATCAGTGTTCTATTTCATGTGTTTATCATAAAATAACTTGAATCATTAGTCAAGTTATTTTATGCATTTTTTTTCGTTTTATTTTCGTTTGTTGTATTTTTATGATTTTTAATCCGAATTTACAAAGTTATCCATAGAATTATTATTCAAAATATATAACTTATACCTTGTGGATTCATTCAAGTTTTAGCATAATGTATTTATGCTATTTTAATATATTAGGAGGAAGAACATGAAGGGTTTTGGAATTAGAATTAGAGCATTAAGAAAAGGTAAAGGATGGACTCAAGAAGAACTAGCACAACGTCTAGGAGTTACACACACTTACGTTTCTAAAGTTGAATCCGAAAGCACAATTCCACCTATAGAAAGATTACAAGATTTTGCTGAAATACTAGATGTTTCTATTGTTGATCTGTTGGAAGATAAAAAAGAACCTCCACAAGAATTAAAGGATGCTGGCGTTAAATGGATGATCGTTGGAAAAGAATTAGAAAAAAAAGGAATAACCCCCGAACAGGCTTTGAAATATGCAGAAATAATAGCGATGTTAGAACGTAACGAGAAAAATAGCAATAACGACTGACGTAAATCCCTAACGTCAAGCTGTTGCGAAATATGTCGAAAATTTATTGTTGTTTTTCCTCCTTTTTTCATCGTTCTATAAACCTATTAATGGTATAATAGTTCTCATAATATAAGAACATACGTTCTGTATACTTTCTTTGGTAGGGGGGCCAACGAATGAAAATAGTTAAAGTTAGCGATATACCTAAGGATACAATACTAATCACAGAAACGCTGATAATTGTTGGAACAGGTAAAAAGGAGAGTATGAAAAATGAAGGGATATGTAAGGAAACGAGGCAAAACGTGGAGTTATACAGTTGACGTTGGAAGAGATCCAATTACAAATAAGCGTAAGCAAAAAACGAAAAGTGGATTTAAAACAAAAAAAGAAGCAGAAAAAGCTTTAAATGAACTTAATTATGAATTGAATAATGGACTATGGATAGAACCGTCAAAAATTACTTTTGCCGAATTTGCTAATGAATTTTTAGATAGTTATAAACCGAACATAAGACAAGCAACATATGAACGGTATGTATCTACTATTAATAGGCAATTGATACCTTTTTTCGGTAATATTAGATTACAAGATTTAAAACCTATTCATGGTCAAAGGTTTAAAGATGAAGCAATCAAAAAATACAAAGTTTCAACTATACGTAAAGCCGTCACTTTTTTAAAACAAATTCTAAATCACGCTGTCGAGTTAGAAATACTTAATAAAAATCCATTTGAAAAATTAAGAATTTCGTCTAAAAGAAAAAATAACTTACATGTTTGGACAGCAGAACAGCTAAACAAGTTTCTTATGACGGCTAAAGAATACGATACATTCTATTATAACCTTTTTTCTTTCGCTGCTTATACAGGGATGCGTAAAGGTGAAGTTTTAGGATTAGCAAGGATTAATGTTGACTTTGCAAATAAGGTAGTTACCTTAAAACAAAGTGTCACAGAAACTCAAGAAGGAATAGAATTATCATTGCTTAAGAATGAATCTTCTTATCGTCAAATTGCTATCAATGATGTATGTGTAGAAGTGTTAAAGAGTCAGATTGAACGCAATCAATATTATAAGAAAATATTCAAAAATGAGTATCAAGATAATGGATTGATATTTTGTAGAGAAAACGGAAGTATTTTTCGACCAACTAACTTAAATCGTCCGTTTAGGAGAATTTGTAAGCTTGCTGGCGTTCCAGAAATACGTATACACGATTTACGACATACACACGCTACTATTCTTTTAGAATTAAAAGTAAACCCTAAATTAGTAGCAGATCGTCTTGGGCATTCTTCAATAAAAATGACTTTAGATACATATAGTCATTCATCCATCTCAATGCAATCAAATGTAGCTGAATTGTTCGAAAAACGAGTAAAAGAGTTGTAA